AAATTATCACTACGATTATTTGTTTTGCATTCATCTATATGATTTACTTGTGGCAAATTTTTATCATTTGGAATAAAGGCAGTAGCAACAAGTCTATGTATCATAATAGATTTTCCTACATGATTATCATCGTAAAGTGCAACGTGTAAATATCCTTGTCCATTAGAATGACCTTTTAATATTTTTAAAGTTGTTTTATTTCTTACATTACCAAAATTACTAACTTCATAATTTGGATATCCTTCTATATTTCTAAATTCTTCTTTCATTCCTTCACCTTCTTTCATTCGTTCACTTTCTTTCATATATTTATAAAAATGTGTGTAATTCGTATTAGTTCAGCATACCTTTTCAACTTAATAATAAGTTGGCGCGGACTCGTGGAGAGATTATATTCTGTAATACAGTTTCACTCTCTATGCGTTGCGTGTGTTTATGCTTTTAAACATAAACTTCCACTCTGATTAGCATTTCAGCCTTCCAGTTTTCTTCCGCACTCCACCATACATGTCACCACATATGGGGGCAAATATTTTACCTTGATATTGAACCAATTATTGGGAACGGACGTTCTTGTAAGAGTAACCTTACCACTACCATCAGAATACTTTGTTCCATCTCCAAGAGTAAGTTCAGTTATATAATCTGACTCCAGAGGGATTTTACTAACAACCTGGTGCTGACCATCAAACCCAAAAATGATATCTATATTACGTCCGGCATAACCATATTCATTACTGGTCGTACCTTGACCAACGTGATATCCATTTACAAATTTCCAGTTATCAAGTATTGGGTCGCCATTTTTATGAATACATTCGACATTGGAATATTTGACATAATCCTTCTTATCATTAGTAAAATGAGGACATTCAATCTTGATAATCTTTAAATCTGGACAAGCATTCGCAACAGATTCTGGAGTAAGTTCATTATTTTCTGTATAAATCTAATTACGTTCATATCTGGCAATCATGGTTTCGGAATTTAATGAATCAGCAATAAAATTCTTTAAAACATTTGTATCAGTAAGAGCAGCAGAATATGCTTTCATTCTATAAATATATACATCACAATCATCAGAACCAATTGTTATTGGAACCGGTTGATACTGGTATAAACGATGAGAGTCGTTGTAAATTAATGGTCTTGCGCCAACACCATCCTCATATGCCATGATATAAGATGTTGCGTCCGATTGTTCCAAATCAAGAGCATTAATATTGTATTCAAATTCAATAATATCTTCTTCACTATAAGGAACAAAAAGCGTATCTGTAGATGTATAAATACTTACATTATGAGCCTGCATCTAAATACCAACTGGGGTTTCGTCCTCTGGAATACAAGATAAAAATGTTGTCGTATTATCTCTAACATTAGATGTTTTAAATATTACCTTAAATTCTGCTCCGGACAATTTTGGATCCCTACCAAAAAGATTATAACTAATATAAGCTCTAGTTCCAGATTTTACAAGAAAATACTGATTACCATTTTCATCCAATTTATATCCACCATTATCCCAGTCAAAATTATTAGAAACGGTAAGTGCAACACTTGGATGATCTTTATCTTTCCACAACCTATTAGTACTACTATTTGAATATCCAACTGGGTTAAAATCAAATTCCAAGTTACCAGTAACAGGAGAAATATCATAGCCAAGTTCAATAATATTCATATGGATATCAACGCTTGTATCACCGCAAGTAATCGTTAATGTATGCGCTGCAATTTCATCGGATTTATATGCCCATGTATTAGCATAAGTAGTTAAACGAAGATTACTAGACGGTACTCCATCAATAGACAATGTAACATTTGGAGTAGATGTTCTTGGGTCATATACAATATATGGAATTGTTGTCGTATTGTACTGTCTTGCAGTAACTTCTCCGTAATAATCATATCTATAAATACACCCTATAATCGGGATACGAGAAGTCTGGTCATACCAAATAATGTCTCTAAAAATATGATCGGTTTCAATTGGTGTATTATTAATGGTCGCAGTAATCCAACATTCGAGTAAATGAGCACCGTGACTCTAAGCCGGAAGAGTATATGATTGAAGAGTGCCGGATGCACTCGTTGTTACAGATTGCAATTCAACACCATCAAGTTTAAAATGAATCGTTTTTGGAATAGCTCCATGTGGTGTATACGTAAAATTAACAGAAGAATTCGCTGGATATGTATATCTATCACTAAAAGATGACTCAAGACGAACATCTGCAATTTGAACAGTCCAACTTTTTACATTTACAGAACCACCTTCATCAGTGACGGTAAGCGTGAATTTTTGAGTACCAATTGAACAGTATTCTGTGACATTAAAAGAGTTTATTCCCTAAACCATATTGCCACTCATTACAATTGCTGTACCGCGCTTTATTGTATAAGTAGCGTCTACTTGTTCATTGTCTGAATCAACAGAAGAGAAGTCTACTTCAATAACCACACTATCCGTAGGAGTACAAATAATCGGAGAAGTTGTGACACGATCTACTACTAACGTTGTAGCTGGTCCAGCACCACCACCGCCACCAGTAGCCGGTAAAACAAACTGACTCTTAACGGTTTCCTCTCCGTCTTCAATTTCATATAATGTGAATGTATATACTTGATTATCTTCTGTGCTAAGTGCAGCAGAGTAAGTAACACCTTCGACATCAATTTCGCTTAAATCCTGTGCTACTCTATCAATAGCACCACTTAGAGACCGAATATTGCTTGCGTTAGCATTTATGCCGTTTGTATGTTCTCCAATACTTGTATTTATAACGGCAATTTTCTAGTCTATTTCTTCCTTAGAATAAGCATCTGAACCAACCATATAAAACTAATTGTTCTTATATCTAAAATGAAGATATTTATTGCCATTATCTCTTACAAAATAATCTCTAGATTCCGTCGGGTTAGTAACAAGCGTATCTGTTTGCTCCCATGTTACTTCAACAGCGCCACTTGCAAGTACAGCCCTATAAATCTGTAATCTTGATAAATCAATATAATACTTATTCTAGTTCGATGAATTATTTGAAATTCCGGCTGCGCTTGGGGTTCCATGTCCTTTAAAATCAAGTGTATAATTCAAATCAATAGTTACAGCGGAAGATCCAGCAATTAATGCCCATTGATTACTTATCCATTTGTAATACTTATATTCATCATTATTTACAAGTATATAATCAACATCTGGATCACCAGTTTGTGGAAGAGCATTAACAACCAAAGTAGAAGAGCCACCAAAAGCGTCCCACTACTTGACGTTGTTCTCATTTGTTATATACCAGTACTTGTCATATCCAGTTCCAGACGCATTTGGAACCAAATAGAATGTATTATCCTAACCAACGGTTGGTAAATATGGAACAACCTGAATACTAAAAGGTGTATAACTAGATAATTGATTTTGTACATAAAGTTCCGCACGATTCAATACTCCATTAAGTGCGTTATTAAGACCAACGTATCCAGATGCCACATTACCAACCTAAGTGTCCGTAACAGTGAAATTATCCGAACGGAGTATCTAGTTTCTCTTATTATCGGCTTCCTATGTAGCATAGGTATAAGGATCAAGTGGCGGATTATATGATCCGTAATGATTCGGGTCATACACTGAAGGTTGCATAGCACTATCTGCTTTTGCAAGTGTTGATTCAAAAGCTGGGTTTACTTTTCCTCTTTCTAGTGTTCCATCAGGAATTGATAAGTTGATGAATGCTCCACTATCAATATATTCCTGCATTGCAGATTCTACTTCATCATGAACAACACCCTGTGGAATACCATTCTTCTCAAGAGCAGCAATCCTACCATGGAGATTGCCCATTGCTTCGCTTATAGGTTGAGGTCTTCCCATAAGTGATGTTTTGTCATATACTTCAATAAGGGTTTTGGCTAAACCATCACGACTGATATTTTTAACAACCGCGCCACCGTCTGAGACTATTATATTATCATCTTCGCCTAGAACGTCTACTGGATCGACTTGATTTATATCAACTGTATCTCTATCAGCCATATTCACCCTCCTTTCTATCAAAAAAGTTTACTATATAATAATATACATTTACTTATAGTAAATGATTTTGTCCAATAAAATGCACGTTTTATTGTGCTAGTTTCTTTTCGAGTTCCTCAATACGTTTTTGTTGATCTTGGATAACACGAAGCATGAGAGTAAGTATTGTTCTGTCTTTCCAGTTTTCAACCTTTCCTTCTTGATGGAATACAGCCTCTGGAACAACCTTCTCTACATCTTCAGCATAAAGACCATAGATTGGTTTTCCAACAAATTCATCATCGTCCACAAGATACCCATCTTTGTACTTAAATTTTACAACCGGGATATCAAGGATTCTAGATGCATCATCTATATCAACATACTCTAGATGATCCTTATATCTTTTTGATGAACTACTCACAATATATAATCTATAAGCATTAGTCGTCATACCACTAGGCGCATTGTCATTACATGCTACCCAAGTAGCACTCGTCGTCATCGAGTGTGTCTTATTTTCCATATATATACCACTTGTAGCTTTTATACTGCTTCCAAGAACTGCATCACCAGATTCTATATATTGACTATGTGTGTGACCTTTAGGTGAATAATCCGACGCTGATTTCCAAGCCATACTACCAAAATATGAGTCATAAATAGATATTTCATCATCATCAATAACAATACCATCACCTGCGGTGTATGTAGTTCCACCGCCACCTTCTAGTGCAGCATCAAGACATTCTTTTAAATCATACCATTCATAATTGCCGTTATCGTCACCTAGTCTTACATATATTTTTCTCGAAGTCACTGCTGACATTGCAAAACAAGCAGTATTTTCTGTTCCTATTTGTAACCAAGTGTTCTGTCGGCCTGCAATACCAACCTCTAAGTTATTAGGACTTGTTACTCTTGCTACGTTTACTTGGGTTGTTGAAGATGAACTTAGCCATGCATTTAATGAAATCTAATCCCCAGCAATAATATTTCCGCCTTGCATTATTTCTAATTTGTCAAATTTAGCATATAAATTGCCAACATTTTCACTACTACTAAGCGGACTTGGAGAAAGTATTATACTTCCGTCATCATTCTGCAAATAACCATCTTGAATAGTCCATCCCCCAATACTTCCAGATGTAGCCGTAATATCGCCTTCAATAGATAGCATTTCATTTTCTACTGAATAAACAAACGGGTTATCCGCACCAATAGATATGCCGTCTGATCCTAGATAAAATCCTTCTAACTAGCTAAGAAGAGAATCTTTCCCATAGCATATCCACGCATCACCAGAATCTTCATCATATTCAAGCTTAAAACCTGAATTTTCACCAAGCTCTAAATAATCAGCAATTAAATGAGAAAGGGAATCGAGATTTTGAAGGTTTGTAAAATCTATATAATCAACTGACAATTGTCCGCTTGTGATATAGCTTGCGTTTATATTTGTAATTTCTGCACCGTCAACTTGAAGTATTCCACCCTCAATTACACAACCACCAATTTCTCCGGCAGTTGCATATATTTCTCCGCTTACATGAGCATTAGAGCAGAATACTTCACCAAATGTTGTTACTCCAAATCCATCTCCAACTGTCATAGCCCAGTTCTTTGTATATTGACCAGTTCTTTCGTTGTCGCCATCATAAAAATCCATTGTAGTATTTAATCCCTTTGGAGCAAGAATAATAGAATAAGTCGAAGGAGTAGCATTTCCATAATACATCATACTACTATCAAAATCCCACCCACTAATCGTGCCTCCATAAGCATCAATGTGTGTTGTTTTAAGATATCCGTTTTGATTAACCTAGAAAACGGTACATTCATTTGTAGAATCATATGGCCCAAAGTACAATGCTCCATTACCAGTATTCTATATTAAAAACCCTTCTTTTGTTGAATCGGCAGCTGTTTTGCCGTTTGTATAAATTCCGTAATTACTATCAATTGTAATTCCACCAATAGTTCCAGAAGTAGCAGTAATTGTGCCGGAAATATTTGCATTCGTTGCATACATATAGCCGTCAGTTGTTACACCGAAATCATCTTTGATTGTTAATGTCCAATTCTTTTTCACATCGGCTTTGTTTTTTGGATTCGACCCACCAATATTTACATTGGATTCAATACCGCCAGGTTTTAATATTATAGAAGTACTACTAGGCGTCTTTCCGCCATAATATAAAATACCGTCTTCAATAGTCCAACCGCCAATATAACCGCTAGATGCCGTAACATTACCTTTGAAATATCCACCTTCCGTTAATGTTTCTCCGGTAGGTATTGTGTTGATAATAGAAAAACTAGGCGTAAAAATATTGCCGTTCTCCATGTCGAAGAATGAACCAGTGGTTGAGTATGTAGAGTTCGGATCTCTGTCATATCCATCTTTATATTTGCCGGTTTGTGCATTATATTTACCAAAAGACTTAATCGCATTTGTATTAAGATGCTCTGCAACAATTGTGTGTGAACGTATAAACCCGCCATTAATTGTTGTTACAGTTGGGTCTACATTAACTTCAGTCCAATCTGTAGCAAGTTGTGCCATAGCCTTTGTTCCATCGTCCAAACCGTTAAACGTTACCAAACCGTTTAGATTAATATAATTTGCTACTAATGTCGCAGCTTCACTGGTAAGTGTGAAATCACTCCTAGAAGTACCAGAATCAACAATCCATGACAGATGATCTGCGGTCTATTCTGCCACGGATTTTAAAGATGTTTTATTTCCATCAGTCCCAAGAATATCATGAGATATTGTCGTCTAGTTACCATCTGCTGTACTTTTAACTTCATTTAATTTTGAAGCTATTGTTGTGACAGTTGTGCCATCTGCTTTTGTAACAGTTTCACTATTCTCATCCGTTATACTAGTCCATATACCTTCGATGTCCATTACAGAACTTGTAATTCTAGTAGTAACCTTATTGGTAGTATCCCATTCACCAATCATATTTGTTATATCTGTTTTCCACACCTAGTTTCTAATTTGCAAATTAGCATTATCAACTTCAGATATTACGCCACTCAAGGTCTTCTCATATATTGGATTTGTATACTTAACAGAACCATCCGACATAATAAACTCATATCTACCCCATAGATAGTAACCATCTGGGATAGGATATGGTTGTTCTTCTGTCCAGAATCCATCCTATAAACCATCCATAGAAGAAGAGAGATAGTACAATCTTTTCTCTGAAATAATTCCGGTACCTTCTTTTCCTAGAGAATACATAACGGATTCAGTTCCATCTTCATAAACAGTTACTGTTTTCGACCACAAGAATAGTCCCGGAACTTCTTTTGGAACTTCTGAACGCCATTGACCGTTTGTAAAATAATTACCATTTTGATCTACCAAGTAGTTCCCATTTTCGTCAACCAAATATTCACCAGGAGGATTAGTCCCAGAAGCACCGTAGCAATATTGAACATATGTTGATTCAATTCCCATGCCAGTAGCACCGTCTTTACCGTTTTTAATATTGGAAACAGAAATAGTTCCCATACCAATCATTTGACCTCACCTCCATCATTCTTCTACTTCGCATATGAATTGCATTGTTTCACCAGTTTTGCCTATTATAGAAGGTTTTATCAATATACATCTGTCTGATAGATATGGTCTTGCCTTATCTAACATCATTCCATTTTTATCCATTCTATAATAATTGTATGTATATATATAATTTTCATCGACATTATTCCATTGGACACCATCAAATTGCTTCAACTGGACTTTTCCTTTTGCTCCATTTGGACCTTCGGCATTTTCATCCAAGAAATACCAGTAATCTCCAGTTCTTTCAATTGCCGGATGATTAACAGAGAATACTGTAGATTTAAGCGGATCTAATTCTGTGCCGTTTCTATGAATCCTTGTAAACACAGCGCCTATTCCTTCGCCATCAATAAACTCACGAACTGTTGCCATTGTTGTAACAACAACTGGGTCGGATACATCGTCTACACCAAAGTAAGCTTCACAAGCCGGATTGTTGTTATACAATGCGACTACTTTAAAAATTGCATAGTCAGTAACATCCTCGGCACGTACAACCAGTGATGGTAATGTTTGACCATAGAGAGTTACGTCCTGACCGCTTTGTACTTTGTACCACTGGTATTGAACAAGACTTGAATCCACTTCATGAGCACCGTCCATATATCTTGTCAATAATGTGGTCGAGCCACTAGAATTGCGGATGATACCGCCGTCATTTGAATATATTTGCAAGAACTGTACGTTTTCTCCGTCTCTTGCTTTAATGTTCTTTGTCCATCTATATACCTTGTCGGTAACATGTTGTTCGCCATTGAATGTAACCGTTAGACGAATTGTTACTTCTCCGGTAAGAGTAGAAGAACCACCAAGTGTTCCATTGTTATCTACAGTCAGCACCAACAATCCATCAGTTCCCTAACCACTGGAAGTATCTGGTGTGCCACTTCTGTTTGATTTTTGTCTGAGACCACTTGGAAGAGTAGAAGCAATAGCTGCGTCAACTTGCAATCTTGTTACTCCGGCATATGCATAGTACGGAATGGCAAAATCTCGTGGTCCAATTGCGTACCCATTTTCATTACAAGGAATAACATCTTGATAATTTGACAATCCGGCAGAAATGCCATCAATGCCAGTTTCACCATCTCTTGTTACAACAACAGTTTGCTCATCAAGCATGATGTTAGTACCGGACTCATAAATCCTACATCTAATTGCTTTAACAGCAGTGGAAGATGGAGGATATGTAAGAATACTAGCCGACAAATTATTAGTCATACTAGACAAGTCTTTATCTATATATGTAGTTCCATCTGTCGTTTCCGCAATAACAAATCTTGCTCCATAATAATCTTTTGTATCACCTTCAACCTTATAAGAAGTAAAGGTTACGTTTTGAGGCGAAAATATACCATTTACATCCAGATTAATTGCATATACATTAGGGACTAGTTCATGGAAAGTTGCAGGAGTACCATCTTTACCAACCTTTGTTTTTGTAATTGTATAACGAGCCGTCAATTTCGCCGCAACTTTTGTGCAGTTAAAATCAACATACGCAACATCGGCAGACAAAACATCCGGCGTAAATATGTGATTTGCGGAATCCCACGAACCGCCTATTGTTGTGTTGTCATACGAAGGCTGGATTGTCCATTCGTCAGTAACGTCCTCACCACCTTCATAAATAAACACCTATGTAGAAGCGCCGTTAAAACCATTCTGTACAACATTGCCCTCGCTGTCGCACGGAACATAATGAGATTGATTGCTAAGAACAATTGACAGAGTATCACTGCCAGCAGCACCGTCCCAGATTTTTATAATCTAGTGAATGTCATACACATTCTAATCAGTTGTTGTTAACTTAATCGTAGCTATTCTGCCGTTGTTCCAAATATTTTCTTCTGTCGCATAAACATCCAAACTTGTAGTATTGATTTGCTGATTATATGTTGTTGGAAAATCTACGTATGCACCATTTTCTCCAGTACTTTCACTCCAATATTGCCATTTGTTAACAGCAACGTTGCTACTGATATCAGCAGATAATGTTATTTTGTTTGCACCAACCAAGTTTCTCTGTGCATTATATAAGAATGTGGATTCACCCAATATATATGCGTAAGCAACTTCTGAACCACTTGATATCAAAGAAAATGTAATCGTATTTTGAGTAGAAACCGGAACACTGTAATTTGTATCTTGATAACTGATATCACAGATATATGTGATAATTCCAGTAGGAGACTGAGCAAGCTTATTCTGTGAAACCGTAAGAACACCATTTGCCACCGTTTCTCCGGCTGTTAGAGAAGTAACTTGCCCAGACCCATCTCTTCTTGAATAAGTAATTGTAACTCCACTAGCATTTGGCTGTATTGCATTTCCGTTAAAATTTATAACCGGAGTGATTATTAGATTTGTTTGACTCCAGTCTGGGGTGTAAACCCCTGTATTTGGATTATAAATAATATTTGTTGCCTAGTTGCTTGTCAGATAACTTTGGATATTACCCAAGTCCATCTGGTCAACAACGGTTACGCTTCCGAAACTTTTAAATGCAGGCATGCTACACCCCCTTATCCTTGTTCTTGTTCTTCAACATGCAATGTCATTATTTTACTTGAAAGCGTTATATATCCATTACTTAAATAACATCTATACATTCTTCCGTCCATATCTTTGGTAGCTACGAACGAATAAGTCGAAGTATTATTTGAAAAATCATTCCATGACGAACCATTGTTACTATATTGCCATCTATAGCTCGTCGTTCCAACCGCAGCCACTTCAAGATTTACAACAGTACCGGCAGTAACTGTCAAACTTGGTGCAAGGTCTATTACGATGCTATAATCATAGCTGAAGCAGCATTCAAATGTTGTAGATACATCAACATCCGCACCAGTTACTGTCAGCCTCCTTGAACCATTGGTATGAAGTGCATTCCATGCTTCGTCGTCAGACGTATTTTGAGAATGTCTCGTCCATACAAAACACTCGGATGTAAATTGTTCAGTTACATCAACACCATTTCTGTATACATAGGCAATTAGTTCTATTGATCCACCATACACATTCAATCCGTTTGGTGCTTCAATACGAACCGTATAATTTGCCATGTCTTCAAGATTATTAGATAATTCTGTTAATTTATTATTCGTGTTTTCTATAAAGTTTGTATACTGAACACCCCATTTATCGCCATGACCATCATAAATCTATGATATTGTTATAGTATCGTCTTTTTTCATTACCTCAAAACTAAGTCTATCTGCATTGATAGTACCTTTGCCAATCATGTCATTTTTAATCAATCCCTCGGAAACGGCATTTTCTGTGATTCCTGCTGGAGTAATCATTATAGTTCCATCTTCGTTTCCTATACCGGCGCCATTCCTTAATATCAAACTTGGAGTATCACTTGTGTCGTATCCCAATTGAATTCCAACGTATTTTTCACCATCTTCATTTTCGCCATATATCTATATAGCAGTACCATTCATAACTAGCCCACCATTTTCCGACACGATGCTCATAGAATCAGAAAGGATTAAATCCGAGGATTTAAGTTGATTAACAGTGATATTATTTGCAACTATATCCGAAACATATTGTTCATTAACAATAGAAGTAACACTAGTAGATGTAACACTATTTAAGCTCGTGATAAATGCGGAACCAATTAATGCACTATCAGCTTTTAACAAATCAATTTCAGCAAGTCTAGCTTCCAACGTCTCGGTAGAGATGTCTGTTGCATCGATATACTATGCAAGAAGTGAACCAATACTAGCAGCATTTGCATTCAGCTACTGCGCATTAATTTCCAACGAATTAATAGTATCTGAGTTAATAATACCAGCCGTCAGTTCTTCAAAGTCACCTTTTTCGCCAGTAATCTAAGTCGCATTAATTGTCGCTGTACTGATATAATCTCCGGTAATTTCTGTGATACTGTCAGTACCAACACGAATAATCTCAGCGGTTAACGAGGTTATATCTGCCTTATCAGCATGAAGTACTTCAGTAACTATATAATTTGCATCTATATATTTAGCAAACAACTCATCAAATTCTGCTTCTTCGCCAATAATATTACCGACATGAATTGTTGCGTTGGCAAGGTCTCCGTTTATAATACTACCAATATTTGCGCCAATTTCTCCGGTAATATCAGAAGCATAGGCACTCATATAGGAACTAAACACACCACTATTAACAAGCTTGAGCAGGAACGTAGAATCAATGTTGATGTCAGCACTTGAACCGCTTGTGGACGATAGAGAGTAGGAGATTTGATTCTTTGACGAACCTCTACCATTTTGCAGCAGCGACATAAAGTCATTTCGTTTTGCCGCATACTGTACCATATTACTGAATTCAAGGTCAATCGTAGGCTCGGTCAAAAATGGATTAAAGCCAATACTAATAACACGAAGCTTTACTTGATAGCCTTCTCTAAATTCTACACGAATAAAACTGCCAAGTTCCAATTGACCATGCCAGTTTTTAAATTCTGGCATAAGCAAAAAGTTGTCCTGAGTCGTCTGGAATGTCCACTGAGGCTGTGCTTCTGCGGACAAAATCTCCTATGCGTCAAGCATTAATTCATACGCTTTAAGGACTCTGTCTTTTGCATTGTCGGTTGTGGTAAAAAATATATTCTCATTTGTATAGTCAGTGTGAATACGATATTTATCTAACAGCCACAGTTCGTCTTCCGTAAAATCAAATCTTTGATTCTTAATATCACAATCCTTCTTTATATTCAGCATTTCTCTGTTTCTTGCTATCATGTCTGAATATGCAGCATCATATTCGGCTTGTCGTTCATTTAATGCTATTTCTGCTTGCTCTAGAGATGTTGCATACTTCTGATACTGATTCCATTCTTTCCATGCGTAAGTATCTCCTTCTTCGGCTGGTCTATGATTATGCCCACGTTTTGCAAGAGTGTCAAGGTTGTTTTTTAATGAAACAATCTTGTTTTTTAACTCGTCAACACCGTAAGATTTGCCATATGTTGCAAAGTCATATTCCCAACCATCTAGGTATTCTCTTGTGTCTGTAGCTAGTTCAACTTGACGGTTTTTAATTGCTATCAAAATATTGCCAGGATTTTCTTCAGTACCAAGAATCTAATCACGAATCATGATATAATCAGAGTACTCACGAGGATACTATGCAGCAAGTTCTTCTAGTCCAATAAAGTTGCCATTCTCATCCACATATAAATCTTCATACCCTTTCAGGATTGCCTCATATCTTTTATATTCCTCAGTCAACTCATTGTCAGACATAGTCGAGTATTGGTATGTATTTGATATAGCAACAGGAACACGGCTATATAACTCATCAGCTTTTTCTTCCGCAAGTCTTCGCTATACAGATAAATTCATATATATTGTTCGCCAAGATTTATTGTCCTAACCAAGTTCTGGGTCATCTCTGTATTGTTTCCAGTAATTATATTTATCTATAAACTCTTGCGAAAAATGGTCTGTATTCAAAAAGTAGGAGATATCTTCAATCCAAGACTCGCCAAAGTTTGCCTCAGTTATATAAAGATTGTCTCCGCCTTTAACATTAAATACCGTGTATATTGGCTTGTCGGAACTCCTTGAAATTGAATTCTGAATATTATGAAAACTCAAATATATATTTGTGTCTAGGTTCAGGCTTTCAATTCTGTATATGTTAACAGTGTATGTTTCCGTGTCAAACAAGAACATACATTGATAATAATTAGCGAGATCCTGTGTAATAAAGCTATATATATCTTGTGCATCAATATTAAACTATCCAGTTTCTTCGGCAAGAGTATATGAATCACTTCCGACAACACGAGTTGATTTATCTATATATCCAACCTTCCAACCATGTTCTTTGAGTAGTATTGTCATCAGAGATAATTCATCTTCACGCTAAATTTCAAGGTCAATGATTTCTTTAAATGAGTACCACGGAGAAGAAGGGTCTTCTGGGTCGTATGCTTGCTCCACATTTACATGGACATATTTCAATACTTCTGGATATAGTTTGACAAAATTCATTAACTCCTTTTTTGTCATAGTTTCCGGGTCTATTTCCCCAATAAGAGATTCAAGAGCACTTGCCTTTGCGGTTTTGCCATTCTAGTTATATTCGTCAACGGCGTCATGCATCGCAGATTCAAGTGCTTCTTTTTCTATAGTCACACGCCAAGAACGCAGTATGTCTGGATAATCGTACAAGTAACTTTCAAAAGCGGAAAGCGTATATCCCTGAAAAATGTCAGACAATTCCTGAAGCTTTGTCGTATCTCTATAAAACTAGACATTGTCATGAAACATATAATAATCATTGTAATCATAGACATTATCAACCGCCATCATTTCTCTGGAAGACTCGCTTGCGGTATTGATTTCAAAATCCATAATGTCGTATTGCTACAATTCAATTTCAAGAGATTCGGCACGAACCTGCTTTGTTTCAATGTTGCCATCATTATCAATCAATGGTTCTTCATTAATCTTGAACCAACCATTGTGAGGAATGTATAATTCATAATGTTGTTGAACCAGTTCATAAATGGGATTAATCTCGCCATTTATGTCTCTATCTATAGTAAACTCCAGTACGGATGTATTATTAAAATTCTTAGTCAAATGACATGTATCTTCTTCAATACCATGTAATCCATTAATTATTCTTTGTCCGGGTCTTGCCAGATATATAGTATACGGATCAAGATTACCAAAGATATCATAGGTTCCTTCCATTAGTAAGCACCCACCTTCCTCGGTTCTCTAAACTTAATCGTAATTTCTGCTTCACCGGATATTTCAAGATTGTTGTTGCCATTATATAATCTAAGCCAGTAAATTTCGCCAACATCAGTAATCCCAAGGTCATCAAAATGTACAAGACCATTTGGACCACTAATCATGGCTTTCTGGCAATCAATAGTATGACGAAGTTTTGTTAAAGCAAATTCCATCTGACGATTATTATCTGCCGAATTGCGAATAATAATTGGAACTCTAGTACCAACCGTATCTGCATTAATATTTGGAGTAATTGTAATCACAGGCCAGATGGGAGAGTTACGTTCGCTTGTTTCTACAGTTATTGGCAATGTAGTAAAACCAGTAGAGTCAGAAGAGTAGTGATAAACTTTTTCTGGTCCCCATGCATACGGAGCATTCGTCGTAAATGTCATTGTAAAACCAATAACTTCTTCATTATTTGTAATTGTCTAAACGTCGGAAAAAAGCCCGAAGTAATCATATTTTTTATATACATCCGGCTCATCATCATACATATGAAATAACGTTGGATACTGTGGCTCAGTAAGCCATGAAACAATAGCATCAACTTCATCCTCAGTAAATATATACTCATCTGAACTTGAGCACTGGTTCTTAACCATAGATATTGTAAATACAAGCGGTTCTTGGTAAGCAGTTCCCATATGGTTTGGAATAATCCTATAACGGTTCATTGTTCCACGCAGAATCTCTCGGCTCATTCCTAACGGCACATCTGAATCAAGACTGTATCCACCAATCATTAAGTCATAATCTTCCGATGTCTGACCGTTGTAATAAAAATAATTACCGTACATCAACCTTCCTCCTTTCTTTTTTTAAATAGGGCGAGTAAGAACCCGCCCTTAATAATCAAATTCAATCATCTATGACTTTCCATTTTTCCATCTCAATTTCCACAACCGAGTGGACGAATGAATTCTAGCTAAATTGACTATAAGCATCTATTAAATCCTTCATAGATTCTTTATCCATAGAGGTCCATTCTCCTCGCTCACTAAAATAGCGATACCCTTGCGAGATCCTGTCCTTGAGTCTCGCCGCCTCATTCTTGTCCGAAATCTTTTTCATTTCATTAACTGTGTCTGTTAGACAAGAAACCGCATTGATAATTTCAGACTAATCTTTCTTTATCTATGTGACTTCAGCCTTTAATGTATTCACAGCTTCTGTCTATTCTTTTTCTCGTCTTGAGTTTTTGGTTTCAAACCCGTAACGATCCCTAAACCAATCTATGAGTTTGACAATAAACTATACAGCCACAATGGCGGCAATAACCGTTAAAAATATTCCTGCCTTATTTGGACTCTCCAAAACTGCCTATATCTCGCCCATGGTCATCACGCTCTCACTACGTAAGACGCGCTTACATAACCATAGTATTTTCCGGCAATTCTGACATAGTACCACTTGCCCCCATTCGCGGCAGTAGCTTCGTCACATACATCAATAAGATTGTCTTTATTCAAAATCGGATATGCCACTAACTGGGAATAAGAAGTACCTGGGCCAGTACGGACATTAAGCTGATTGACGGTAACTTTGCCGGTATATTTAGGAGTTTTATTGAGCGTGGAAGAAGGTGTTTTTGCGGATTCTACAAGCTCATTCAGCTTATTCCATGTCAGTGGTCCAACAATTCCATCAGGTACTAAGTCATATTTCTTTTGGAAATTTACAACCGCTACATTTGTTTTTGATCCAAAATCACCGTCAGCCTCAATGTTGTAACCAAGAACTCTCAGCTTGGATTGCAGTTCCATAACTAATGCACCCATAGAACCTTTTTTGACGGTTGAGTATACCTTAGTAGTAGGAGTAGTAGCAGTAGTAGTTGTTTCATTCTACGGATAGCGCAATACATAGTTCCACGGATAATTCCGGTATGCACGAATGAGAATTTCTCGTCCAGTTTGGTCTCCGGGCTATCCTCCATGAGCACCGCCTTTCTCGTTGATACTGGCTTCGACTTCCATTCCATTACCACAGTACATAGCAACATGATGGACAGTATTTAACAGCACATCTCCACGCATAAGTCCAGTGCCAGTTGCAAGATTTACTGTCTTAGTTACGTCTTTAAATCCACACTTTGTAAACACGCCATACATATTTCCGGTGTATGTAGCGCCATTAGTTTTTACCGGAATTCCGGCTTGCTCAAATGCAGAAATTGTCAAACTGGAGCAATCATAATCGCCTTTTTCATTCCACCTATACGTCTAATCATAACCGTGGCTGTTGTCTCTGGCGACATTCTCCATCCAAGATACAGCCTTCTCAACCTTACTTACCGTTGCCATCTTATTCACCTCCTGAGAAGCAGTGCTACCAGAAGATGTATGTCCGGTAACACCATTAACCAACTTATCAATATACTATTTGTCAAACGTACTGATGTCAGTATTACCGCCATTAAGTTTAAACTAAGCACTATATTGCCAACCAACTTCGCCAATATTAGGACGAATTCTCTCAATTATCACTCCAGTGTCATTGTTCGGATAAGCTGCGATCCAATAGTCGAAACCCATTTCTTTTCCACCAATTTGACTATGAACCCACTTGCCGGTATAAATTCCAAAATGGTATCCGGCAGAAGTAATGATGTCCGCAAAAGCATGAATCATCCTTTTGAGTTGTTCCTTCGGCAGATATATCTGACTTGAGTCCTCCACATCAAGCCAGACACCTAAAGGACATTTGCGGTGATTTAGCGCTTTCAATACTTCAGTTGCTTCTTTCTTGATTTCTGCTTCGGTCTTTGCATAACTATACTTATACACTCCGCAGACAAGTCCATTGTCAGTACAACCATTCCAATGGGTTTCAAATTTTGAATCAACCTTATTGCCTTTTTCGGTAATTCTAATTATTGCTCCTTTTAATCCATACTACTTGAGTTGTGCGTATGGAACATTTGCGTTCCACGCGCTAATGTCAATAATTTTGTAATCAGCCATTGTTCTCACCCCTTTCGTAGGGAGTAGCACTATACGCTACTCATTCTATAATTTTGTTTTCCTCGATTATTTTACGCAGGACTTTCAGAGCATTATCAATCTGCTCGTCAATCCATGCAACGAGTTCCATCTGGTCTTGCACACGAGCAAGAATCGGAAAATCATTATAAATCTTTTGGATAACCTGAGAACGTTTAATTTCTCCGGCTTTTACATAATCAGCATATTCTTCTTCGGCATCGGTAATCATCTTGAGAATCGTCGAACGAATCTGCTCTTTAGCGATTGCAATACGTTCTTCTTCAGACTTAGTGAAGAAGCCATAGATCTTCTTAAACAGACCAAATGCCAAACCAAGAATAGCAATGATTAATGGCCAGTTGTCATTAATAAGTTGCAGAAAATTTTTAATACCATGTAAAATCGTACCCATAACAATTCCTCCGTTTAGCCAACTGGCTCGTCATTATTCATCGTAAACTATTGCTGTCTTTCTAACATTGCCATGTCGTATGTAATGCCGCCAACCGTATTTTGAGCCTTGCTTTTGTTAAAATATCCCAAACAGATTGGCACTAATGATACTGGTACACCTATAAGTGCATACATAGCGGATAGATCGCCAAATTTGTTCATCATTACTTCACTAAAGATTACAATCTCGATACATAAAATAAAAACAACCAGCAACACAATCTTGCTAGTAGACCATTTTTTCTTCATACTTCCTCACCTCACTCACCGAGGATAAGATCCAACATATTCACATCCTCAAATGTAAGAGCAGTGTCATCAGGTAATGTTTCTACAAGAGCATTAATATCAACACCCTTGTATTCGTACTCATGTTTTTCTTTCAAGATGTCATCAAGTTCTTGCTGAAGCTTGGAGATTGTAATTTGATAATCATCAATGAATTCTTTTTTAATCTGACGAACAGTTTCTTGTACTTCATTGCCTTCTTCGTCAAGAACTGGCTCTCCGGCATCATTGAGTTGCGGTCTTGATACTTCCTCAGATTTTTCATCATTAAAGAATTCATCACGAATTTTCTGCAATTCAGCTTCACGGAATTCTTCGAACTGCTGTGCATCTGGAATCAATGTTTTGAGTGCATTTTTCAGCGCCCAACGAATCTTAATTCCCATGGCTGCATTTTTCTCTTCGGTAAGCTGATTATTAAAACCTACAATATTGAGTACTTCAAGTGTATTAAATATCTTATTCATAATCATGTCTCCTTTTAATTCATTAAAATAGGAGATGGGCAGTGACGCCCATCCCCCATGTTATTATTTCCTACCAAGTTTACGTGCTTCACGAGCGTTGAATTTGTTTGTATATTCACACGCTTGCTTGAGAATCTCTTTAAGTTCTGGCAGTGCGTCTTTATCTACATTGCCGTTAACTGTGAGAAGAGAATCATAAGAGTTATTATATGTAACATTCTGTGTTGTGTTTGCTGTCGGAACTTTGTTCATATTCATTAAGAATGAACTTGGGTCAATAGCACCCCATTTCATAAGATTCTCAGTGAGATTCGCCGGGATTACTCCATCGCCCTTCGACAGTGGTGTGAGATAAGCACCATCCTTACGGACAAGAAGTTCGCCGGAGTGAGTCCAATGAGATCCAGTGTATGGGATACTGGTTGTACCTTTAGCGTAACCTTTTATATCTCCTTTAAAAGCTTCAAGTATTTTCTTATATATTTTTTCTTTCTAATCATCTTTTAATTTAGTGCTTGTCTTTGTGCCAGCCGGTAATATTCCATATCTAATGCCATAGGCTACAAGATCTGCATTGGTTGGAGTTTTCCCAAGTGCTTCTTTTACCTATTCGCTCAACGGAGCATCTGGTTTTGGTAACTATGACACTGGAGTTGCGGTTGATGTTTTATTAGAACTTGCATTTGCCAACGAAACAGGAGTATCTTTGGTCTTGTCAATATATTCAACATGCTTATCACTTGATGGAGCAATTACAGCCACAACACCTGGTCCAGCCGTAGCATTAATTCTTGCTTCTAATCCAGATTTGTTTTTCAATACGTTCAGTATTTCGTTTCTCATCGCAGTTGTTAAATCTGGACGATCAAGTACATTTTTATCACCTTCCCAAGGGACTTCAAAACTAAACTCGTATCCAAGGTCATTCTTCAAATAATTGGCAAGATGAATCATGTCTCTGTCAGAAATATTTCTACCAGTAATTTTATTTATGTATTGCCACAGTTTATCATTCTTACGTTTGTCGCTATTAACATCTTCTTCTGTTGACCAAGCACGAGTATTGATATACTTAATCATCTTGTCAAGGATATTATTCTTCTAATCCTCAGTTAAATCTTTTTTAGATGTTGATACTTTCTTGGAACTTGTTATACTTGTGTTAACCTTACCATTAGGGTTAACGTTGTTCATCATTGCGTCGTATTTAGATTTAAACGTATCTAATTCTTGACTCCACATACCAACGGCTTCTTGAATCCTAGTAGTTGCGGCAGTTGTCCATCTAATGGTTGCCGTCTCAATATTCTATGCAACAGTTTCGTAATGCCCTTGGAATTCAGAAAGAACTCCCTCATTTGCTTTAACTTGGTCTGCCCATGCCTAGAGCGGACGGAGAGTACCTTCCATATCAGCAATTTCTTGTTTAGCAACATTGCCAACAACAGTTCCGGTTTGTTTTACTTTTTCTTGAACTGCTCCATATGCTTTGTCGTAATTCTATTCAAGTCGATTGAGCATGAGAGAAACGATTTTTTCTTGCTCTATAGCACTTCCTTCGATTGCTTTTATTGTATCCTCTAATGCTTTCTGAGAATCTTTGCTCAAACGGTCATATCCCTCGGATTGCATATCAATACTATGCTGGAATCTTGTATCGTCAAGATCGGATTGCTTTTCTTGAATTTCAGCATTGATACGAGCCAAACGAGCTTTTGTTGCAGCATCACCTCATTGATCTTTGCATGGTTCGCTACGCCATGCCGGTAATAACCGCTCATACTTTCATATGAGATGAGACTATATCTTTATTTGTCATATATTATTTTAATTTTAAAAATTCTATTATTTTCTCTTCGGCCATACTAGCCTCGAAATAAGGTATTCGTAATAATGGAATGTTGTTTGAAATACAATATGCTGTTTTTATCTAGTCGTGATATTGTGTTCTTTTAAAAGATTCTTCATCATAAACCTGATAATAATGCTGTTGACCATCAAATTCAATCAAACAATCATAATCCACACAATAAAAATCAAATGGGAGAGGACGCTTATCTTTACAATCATCATATTTATATTCTGTAATAAAATTGATACAGTACTTGCTTAATATTTCCTTGACAAGCAATTCACCTTTACTTTCTCTCTATGAACATTTTTGGCACCTTGTGACATTATTATGTTCGTAATTCTATAGGCTTGTTATAAACGGTTCTCCACAACTACATCTAATTTTTAAATTCGTAAAATGAGAGTTTAGATATTCTTCTTTATTTAATAACACATTACCATTAATAGAATTAATCCTTCTCTCTACCTCCTCTGGAGAGAGTCTTTGTATTCTTCCTTCGTATTCATGACCACACTTAGAACACATTCCGTTACTTGTTAAAATCGAACTTAAACTTGTCGTAAATTCTTCGCCACAACATCCGCAAATTACTTTTAAGTTGTTAGTAGAAGCATTTAAATAATCTTCTTTGTTTAATAAGATATTATTATTTTTCGATTCAACAATTCGTTTTACCTCGTCAATTGGTAGTTTTAATTTTTCTTTTGTCTTTATATATCCACACTCTTGACATCCACAATTCTTTAAAACCATACCGGAATATGTTGTTGTTTTTTCTCCATGTATTGGACAAATATAACGTATCTTTGACTTCGCATTTTTATAATCATTAACGTCAGAAACAGGAGTGTATCCAAATGATTTTATCTTATCACTCAATGTATTGAACATCTCTAAACGACGCGAATCGCCATACAATTCATCTAGTTTAATTCTTGCACAATCTGCACATGCATATTTCTATTCTCCATTATGTGTCGAATGATTATAATCAGAATATTTGACTGATTTTTGTTTACCACAATAGTCACAACTAACCTAAATTTTGACAGTAGATTTTAATTGCAAATCAGACACATTAACAACAAATTCATCGCCTGGTTTTGTTAAAATATATCCTTTATCCTAATACCATTTTTTAGTATAATTGTTCCATTTTATTACTACTTCTTTATCTAAAATCATAATAATCCTTTCTAATATGACAAATAATCTACCTTTTCGAATCGCCAAACGCTTGCGATCCTACATAATAGTCGTTGAAGATTCTCCTATTCGGAGCTTTCCTGCTAATTACCCAATATTTGTAATTTTCAAACTTTCACGGCTAGGCATATTTCATCCTTACGTTGTAGTTTACAAATCTCTAAGGGCTTTCCAGCAATTAAATAGATATGCGCAATTAAATTACGCCTTGCAATGCTGCTGCTTCAGCACGAAGTTGCTGAAGGTCTTTATTTTTCTGCTTAATCGTCTTGTCATAATCGTAATCGTTAAATATTTACATGGTTCGCTACACCATGCCGTGGATAAACCACGCTCATGCTTTCACATGAGACTAGACTATATCTTCTAAACATATGTTTAGTCTACCATTTCGAGTCACCAATCGCTTGTGACTCTACTTCCCCACAACAGGGAATAGTCGTTGAACGTTATCCTATTCGGATTTTCGCTGCTGATTGTCCACATATCCACACACTTTTCAAGCATTCACACCTATGCATATTTCATCATTATGTTGTAGCAGTGTGGTTTTAGGGTGTCCCAGCAATTAGATAGATAAGCGCAATACGATTCACGCTTTCTTTTTGCTTAAAGCCTCTTTGCGCAACGATATCAAATCTTGCAGTGCTTTATTCTCATTTGTAATCTGGGTCTTATATACATTAATAATCGATTCTTTATACTGTTCATTTGCAGACACGGCATCCTATATGGATTCAATATGCTGACGAGTTTCCTCTTCATACTGAGCCATATTGATAACACCATTCTTATATTCTTCATGAAGCTTCTCAAGAGCCTTGCGTTCATTTGCAATATATGTATTGTTCTTTTCTATCTGCAATCCATACATTGCGAGTTTTGCATATCCCTCGTCTGTGATTTCAATCTGGTCTTTCGTGTCGAACATTTCTGCATCGTCAATAAGAGAAGCGAGATGTTCATAATCAGAAATTGTTTCTCTTGCGATTCTCTGAACTCTTTCGAACGGCTCCCATCTTGTCTTACGGATTTCTTGTGCTAACTGGAGATTAGCGGTTGACAAATCAACAATCTACTGTTCCCATTGAGCAATCTGGTTCATTGCCTCATTCCATTTCTCTGAGCCAACTTCCCATCCCATATCTTCAGCTTCGTTGATTTTAGCTCTAATAGCCTTGTCAATCTATTCGATCATCTGGTTATTGGAGTCAATCTGTCCTTGAGCGGCGCGTCTTCTATAAGCAAGATTTTCTTTCATGGTGTCGCTTCGCTCATCATTTGCTCTTACCCCATACGCTTCATGGAAACTTCCAATTCCTTTGAGTCTTTGAACTAACGCACCGATTCTGTTGATAACTTCTTGAATTGCCAGTATGTCGAGTTCGCGGATTTTATTGCCCATCTCTACAATTGCAGCATCTGTATTCCAGATATCTGCCTCAACTTCGTACATTGCCGCTTTTAAGTCATGGTAGTCAGAACTATTCTTGTCTCCCTTGAAATCCTTTAACTATTGTTCATATGTAGCATGTAATTCTGTATAATATTTCTTTTGTTCTTCGAGACGTTTGCGCTCGGAATTATACGCATCTTTAAACAAACTACTATTTGCACGTACACCAGATGCGGTATAATACGCAACTTGTGCTTCCCTAACAGACTGAGACGCAGAGGACATTCTTGCTAATGAATTATATTTTTTGTCAGCCTTTTCAAGAGTTGATTGAAGCACGGCTGTTGCGGTATCTTTAGATGCTTTCTCTAATTCGTAAAGAGCGGTTTTGCTCTCTATTACTTGCGTCTTCATTCCAACAAGAGCAGCCTCGGCTTGCTTATATTGTTCAGATTCTTTGCCGTAAATCTTCGCGGCTCTTTCAAGTTCTTTTTCATATTCTTCGACGGCTTTCTCTTGACTTCTGATAATCTCTCTTTGTCTATCTGCTTGCTGTTTATAATATCCACGAATAGTATCAACATTTTCTCCACCTGTAGTCTGGTAATACTCAAGCATTGCTTTCGCAGAATTTTGATATGCGGTGGTGCGTTCTATTTCGGCATCCCATTTTGATTGGATATTACTAAGCCTCATGTCTTCGAGTTCTTTAAGCTATTTCTCAAGTTCTACATTAGCATCTTTACAGTCAAGGATTTTGTCATACCACTCTTTATAGCTTTGAATAAATGTTTGTACACCTTCATCATAACTTGCAATCTTAACATCATCCAATGTTCCTGATTGAATCATACGAATGATATCATTTGCTTGTTGATCAGTTACCAGTCCGGCGGTTACAGCCTGTTTACGAACCTCATCGGCCTGCGTTGTATACACTTTTTGTGCTCGTTTATTCTGTTCAATTTGTTGGCTGACTTTCTGTGACGCTTGGTCAAGATAACTATTTTTGTCTTTAGTACTCGTTGCAAGCTCAGATCGAGAGATTAGATGCTCGATTTCACGAGACGTTCTTTCCATAACAATTTCTGCTTGGTCGAACCAATTCTTCGTGGCCTTCTAAAAAGCTTCAATTGCTTTCTGTATAGCTTCTTCTGATTTCTGCGCGGCATCGTCTACAGATGAAGTTACCTCCTTTCCGGTATCTTGAGCAATTTTGCCTACATCTTTGCCACCACCACTACTAGGAGTAGCAGCACCACCACCAAATTGATTTCCTCCGTTGTTAGAAATTCCACTTCTTGAAGAATACGCCGACATTCCATTAAAAGCAACAGTTCCACCGGCTAATGCACGAGCATATCTTGGTGTTCTACCCTTAGATAATAAGTCCTTTGTCTACTGTGCGTTGAATACAATATCTCCAGCTTTAAGGTGTTCCATATGAGGCCCACCCGGCAGGGTAAACCAACGGCCATTTCTTCATTTATGTTTTCTTTGGTTCGCTACACCAAAGAGGGTAGTAATACCCCTCATGGTTTCCCATGAGATCAGATCATATCTTCATGTGAATATTATTTAATTTTTCGTCAAGTATAATATCAATTTTATTCATATCCCAATATGGAATACGTATTAAATAAATACCATGTTCTTCACAATATTTATTCTTTATAAAATCATGTTTCTATATTTTTCCCAAGGATGTATTATTAAAATAATGAGTATCTTTAAAATGTTGTTCACCATCAAATTCAATTATTGTATTTCTTTCTTCGAGGAAGAAGTCAAATGGAAGAGGATTTATATCTCTGCAATCTGGAAACCAATGTTCTGGGTCAAAATTAATACTATGCTTTTCGAGATACTAACGAATTTTTAATTCTCCAATACTTTCTTTTCTATAACAATCTAAACACACCTATCCGCCATGTTGGACAAAATTCTATAAAGAAGTAGTAAATGGATTCCCGCAACGAGGACATAAGATTTTTAAATTCTTGGTTGTATTATTAATATATTCGTTTTTATTTAGTAATACACCACCACAATCTGCAACCCTTTTTTCTACTAAATCTGGGTGCAATAAAAATCCGTTTTTATCTTTTATATCTTCTTCGTTTTTAATCAATGGCAAAAGCAACCTTTTGGCTTCGACAGCACAATCTGGGCATCCGCGATGGTTACTAACAAGATTATTAACACTCATTTTGTGTTCACCGTGTTTTGGACAAATATATCTGACATAAGTATCCCAACCTTTATCCAATTCATCTATAGAAGTAAGCAGTTTATAATCTTTTTCATTGCAAGCATTAAGTATTTTCCCATATAATACTTCTCGCCTTTCATCCGCACCGTGACTCCACTTCTTTTTTAATGCGACCTGTCTACTACAACGATAACATTGTTTGTTTGTCAATAAAGCCTTTACTTTAACTGTCTACAATCCATGTTCTGGACAAACATATTCAAATTTCGATTCTACGGTTTCAATTTCATTCTCTTGAGTAACAGGAACGTATCCATGTTCTTTGCAAAACTACAGACAACGATTATAATGACTTTTTCTTCGTTCTTCAATCGTATGCTGTTGTGAACAGTGAGAACAGTAGTATTTTCCATATTTCTTTATTGATTCGTCATATCTACTTTTTTTAATTACTCGTTCCTCTTTACAAAAATCACAATGTACTACCACATCTCCAGCATATCCATCGTGCGTTTGATTTAATGGTACCAAGAACTCATCACCAGTTTTTGTAAACTCAAAACCATTGTTAACATAATATGTTTTGTGCTTCATTCCCCATTTAATTTTAACGAATTGTTTTTCATCAATCATATATTAAATGTTTTCCTCCTATTTTATATTCACATGTCTATTATTTGGAACTGCCAATCGCTTGCAGTTCTACACCCTTACACTCATCAGGGTTGATCGTTGAACCTTCGGCTGTTCACCGCTTGGCTGCTGATTGTCCAATTCTCATAATTTTTATACCATCACGCTTAGATATATTTCATTCTTACGTTGTGGTTTATGAGACTCTAAGGAGTTCCCAGCAATTAAATAGATTAATATCTATATGTCACCATATAGTGTGGCATTAGAAATACCACGCTTTCCTGGCCTACCTCGTTCGTTAAAGCATACTCGTCCTAATCTAGTGATACATTGGTACCTTTCGCATATGCCCCGATAGATTTATAATTCATTACATTATAAGTAGTACCAGATGCTTTAGCCCGGAACGTGCCGGAAGCCGTAGAACCTTGAGGTAATCCGCTCACTCTAGCGTTAACACTAATACTGTACTGTCGATTCATTATATTGGTAAGGGCATTTGTAATACCAGATGTATTAGCTCCGATATTTATAACTGGATTCCTTGCTTGAATTTGAGCAACTGTAGAATCCGCTATTTGAAGGGCCTTACCATTAGCTGCACGAATCTACATAAGTGGCTTCTTGTTATTTGCATAAGTTTCTGCCTCGTCCGCACTTGTTTTTGCCTCATTATTCTTCGCCGTAATATTCATTTCAGGCTTCTTGTCTTCTGCATATTTCTCTGCCTCATCCGCTGCATCTTTTACCGGTTGATTTTTGCCTTGCAGTGTTATTTCTGGATTGGTTAATGCATCCCCAATAGTGCCAGCAAGACTATCAAACTGTTTGGCATCTATCTAAACAGTAATTGGTGTGTCTTCCATATCAAGAATCTATTGTTTAAGATCCGCAAGTTGTTGTTTTCCTTCTTCTGTATTTATATTAATATCAAACTATTTAGCAAGCTCTGTTTCATTTTCTCTGGCTAAAGTTTTAAGTTCTTCTAATCCAGAAATTGCTTCGTCTTTACCTTCTATAATAGTTTTTATATGGATTTCTCTATCATAAGTTCCGATTTCCGATTCTATTGCTTTTTCTGCCTCAGAGCCAGGAGTAACCTATGCTTTTGCCTATACCAACTGCGATCTTCTTTGCTGCAAAGTCTCTTTGTCAAGACCGGATGTTTCGTCGCCCAAATCAAACGAAAGTTTTATGTCGCCGGATTCTTGCAAGCTCTTTACAATTTCTCGTCCACGCTCAAGTTCTTCATTCGTTTGTTCCATGTTGCTTTCAGTGTCAATATCAACTTCTGTCTGGTTCAACAATTGAAGAAGTGCAATTAACATTTCTCCATCTTCTTGTGCAAGTCCAAACTCACTAAGAAGCCCATCAATTGCTGTTTCAATTTTACCAGCTTCACCGGTAGCGGTTTCATGATCACCAAAAGCTATCTCGCTTAATGTCTTATTGTCTGCACCTTCAAGAGTGTCAAGAACTTGATGAATACTAGAGTCTTCGTCTTCATATGCAGCTTTTATTTTCTCGGCTATATCTAATCTACGCTATTCTTGTTCTGCAACTTGTTGACTAGCCTATGAATTACCGATTGTACGTTGCATAGCCTCATTTGATTGCTTCTCAACAGTATTCATAAACCGATTAGAAACTGACGGTGTCGTGTCGAGTTTTCCATATTCAGTTTCTGGAGTATAGTCAATTTGCCCAATTTGAGAAAGCACAAGGAGTAATGCTTCACCATATTCTTGTCCTAGTTGAAGTTCATTAAGGATTCCGTCAAGAGCCTATTCGGCGCCTTCTAATTGTACCTCACCATCACCGAATTTTATTGTTCCTAATTCTTCACTGCTAAACTGTTTAAGAGTATGAATATATTTACCAATGGCTTCACTATATCCATTACCCGCATCTTTATCAAGCAATTCATGGAAATGAGCAACCTCAGCATACTGATCAGCAAGCTATTGAGCGTTCTCTCCAGTAAACCTTGCCATTACAATAGGAACTTCTATTGGATTACCCTCCAAAGCTTCATCCATATAGGCGTCAAAATCTTTCTGACTAAGAACTTCGCCATTTGGAAGGATAGGAGTAGCAACAATTGCGACATTTCCGGCCTCATTGGTTGCTGTTTGACTATATAACGTTCCATAGTCGCCATCAAACTCTGGCCAGAATTCCTATATCTTTCTTCCACTGACTCTACCTCTACGGCTAAAGTCAACATCTCCAAACTCTACACCTTTAACAACATCAAGCTACGACTTCCACGATTCTTCATCAATACTCAAGTCAGCATTCAGTTTGACATCATATTTCTCTGCAAGGCGTTCGATTTCTTTGCGGAATTTGTCAGCAATATCAAAGTCACCGGAATCCATATATTTATCATAGGACTCTTTCAAGTTTGAAATAACATCAGGAAGATTGTTGAATCCTTCTTCAAACGATTTCTAAGAACCTTCGACATAATTATTTGTTGCCTGTTCAAGATGTGATACGCTTTGTTCAAGAGCATCGATTTGCTTCTGCTTTTCACTAAGGACAGTAGGATCCGCGCCAATTTCAACAAGCTCTGCGTATTCCAACCTTGCATCTGCAATCTGATTCTTTAAATCTTTCATCTTCACAGAAGCTTCTTCCAAAGAACCAACGTATTGAATATCAAATCCAAAGTCATTAAGTCTTGTCATTACATCTGTAAAGAATTCTTCGGACATGCCCATTTCAAGAGCAGCTTTGGAAGTATCAGCAAAATCCAATGCCCATCCGGTAAGACTATCATATGTTGCAAGACCTTTGGATTTAAGGTCGTTCAAGAAATTCTTGACGCCAGTAGAATCATCGGTGAAATATCTTTCGGCTTTCTTATAATTCTATTCAAATGTCTTCCAATCAGTCCGTCCATACGGGTCAAGATATGCAGCTCTGGTCTTGAAATCGTCTGTGCCAATAAGTCCTTTATCAAACATTTCCTTGGCTGTCTTCATGTAACCTTGAGCGGTTTCATAGTCAGCACCTTCGTTTTTGGTTTGGTCGGCACGAGCAATAGCAGACAAGCGAGTAAACGCTTCCATTTGCTCTTTGTACGTAGCAAGATATTGTGCCTGTCTACGTTGCAAATCGGCAAGTTCGTCCTATGCTTGACGGAATGCATCCGTATTAGGTTCAAGACGATCCATTGCTTCTTGGATTTCACTCATTTCATCTGCGAAATTCTGATTGACAATCTTATTTTGCTCTTCAGCGAGACGTTGAAGTTCCATCATATCTACTTTTACGCCGTCAGCGGTAGAGTAGAAGATAGAAGAGATGTCAGCAGCAGAACCAAGCTCGCTGAATCCGGTTGTGATTTGCCTCATTGTTTCGGCTGTCAGTCCGGTTTCAGATGTCATTTCCGACATTGCGGTAGAAATTGTAGAAGCAAGTTGCATTGCGTCTGATACTGCAAGATTCTTGGCTGTATCTTGATAATCCAGAAGAGAAGAGTAGAGGTCATTTATTGTTGATTCGTTAGAACGGAGAGTTTCTTGTTCCGCTTCAGTAAGCTTATGGCCATCTCTTAGTTGAGCATTCTAATCTTGCAAGTTTTTAATTTGCTTCTTTGTAAGGGCTGTAAGCTCTTTGTAATCTTTTACATTTGCTTTGAGACCTTGGGCCTGTTTTAAACTTATTTCTTCGTTCTTTCTAGCAATGGCATCTGCGGTATCTTCGTATGCCATTTGAAGGTTGTTTAATGCATTCTATTGAGGAGTGTATTGTTCTGCGGCTTCGCGCTCGTTAACAGCACTGGCGCTTGCTTCATTCATTTTTTCGGCAGCATATTTTCTTGTCACACCAAACTGTTCTACTGTATCGCCTGTATAATTAACAATATCTTTCCAATAACTGACTTCTTCGTCATATTTAGCAGCTTGTTCTGTATGAAGTCTATTTAATTCTTCTGCTGTTTTCTAAGAAACCTTTTGTCTATATTTCTGGTTTTCAGTTACTTCCTATTCGTATCTTGTTATATCGTTCGAATTACGAGCAATCTAATCATCAAGTTCAGCAACGCCTGCTTCTGTCTGTTTTGCAAGGTCTGTATAAAGTGTTCCCTCTGAATTATATAATTCTGCTTTTTTCTCATTATATACATCTAAGGCTTCTTTTATCTATGCTTCAGGAGCGCGTTGTTCAACTAATTTTCTCCAATGTGTCAATGCATTATTAGCATCCTATTCTCTAAGATCATAATCCTCGCGATCAAGTTTGATAATATTATCATAGGATTTAGAATTTGAAATAATACCAGCTGTTTCGTTACGAGATAATTTGGCTTCTTCTACAGAACGTTTTCCAGCCACATGTTCAAGCTCTTTTTCTATTTTTGTGGCATTTGCTATAATTTCCCATTCTACTTTATAACCATCGTATTTTGCCAATATTGCTTCAGCAGTTCCGGAGAAACTATCATCTGCGACCATTGTATAAACAACATTCCAGTCTATTTCTTCGCCTCTTTCGGAAAGATCAGATTGAAGTTGTTTTACCTATTCGTCAAATTGAGCAGACATTCTACCACGTTCTTTTTGCGCTTCTGGATTATTAATATTTTCTGGCGCAAACATATCCATAAATAAACCTTTTACATCATCAGAAGAATCGGCCAATTCTCCCATAGATTCAACAAGGTTTTTAATATATGTGTTTGTTTGCTCAATTCCTTCTGGAGACATTCCGTCCATATTAGAACGGATTTTTTTAATCCACTCCGAAAGATTGCTTAACGCTTTGTCAGAAATAGATTCTTCGGTGAATTCTTTTAAATCTGGAAATGCCTCTTGAAGTGTTACCATTTCATCAGCAGTTAGTGAGCCGTTTTCACGAAGCGACTCAAGAGCAGAATTAGCAGAAGAGAGTGCAGTCTTAAATTTTTCTGCATTGTTTGCGTATTCTTCATTGTTAAAGAGCGTATTGAGATTGTCTATTGGTTTATCTAAGTTTGAAGTTTTCTTAATAAATTCGTCAATCTAAGATACAAACTATTCAAATGTTACAGGAAGACCGTTCTCAAATTCTCCGGCCTCTTTCATTTTAGAAATAGCAGATATCTAATCAACATTCAGACTTTCTATTTGGTCTGCATAATCTGGAACTGCTTCTTTAGCATTATCAAGTTGCTCATGATAATATACACTATTTTGTATTAATTTATCGTATTCTTCCTGCAAAGCCCTATATTGTTGTTTTAATTTTTCAGCTCTCTAATAATTAACCGTTCCGCCAGTATCATCAAGAGCGTTGATTTGATCGTTTAATTCTTTTCTTTTCGCAATGTTCTCTGTAATTTTTTTGGAATTTTCACTTATATCATGACTGTAAAAGTCATCAAAACCATTTAACTGTTTCTTTCTAACTCCATTAATAATTTCTTGTGCATCCTATAATTCTTGGTTTACATAATATTCGAAATCCCTTTTATTTTCTGGATCGTTATAGAAACCAAGACCAATAGCCACTTCATAATCATATCTTGCCTATTGTCCTTCTTCTGTTGTTCCAAATATTCCTTCAAGATATGTTTTTGCTCGTTTCTTGAATTCGTCTGTTGTAACACCTTCTGTATCAAACAAACTCATTACTTTACTTGCAAGTTCATCGCTTAATTCGCCAGTATCTTTGTCCGTAATAGAATCAACAAGAGGCTATAAGAATTTTTCGCGCAAGAATTTTCTTGGTGTTTTAATAAACGACTCTTTCTCCGTGTCTGTCAATTTAGTTACATCCATATTGGCAATATCATCGGCAATAATTTTCTAAAGTTGTTCTCCAACTTTCAAATCTCCAAGCTTCTGATAGTCATCGTAAAGAGACATCTGCCCAATAAGAGACGGCACAATACTGCTCCAAACTGCGGCCATCTCGGCAGTTTGTGTAGCAATAATTGCTTGATTTTCAGTCTCAACGTCTTCTACATCTAATTTTCTGATCTCTTCTAGTTGTGCACTAAACTCATCTTTAAATTTCTCGATTTCTTCTGTATTCGCTTCAACATCGAGCGAAATAGTTACAGTTTCTTTATTGTCAGCGTCAATAAATGGATTCGCTTCGGATATATTTTCAACACCGGCTTTTTTCCACGCATTTATATAAGCCTGTTTAATTTTATCTCCCAAGTCTGATTGATTTAAATCATATGTTAACTAAAACGTTGAGTAATCATCTGAAACGCCAAAATTGGTAAATTTATTGCTATTAACGCTTTCAGACATTCCGCTCATAAATTCTTTCATATAGCTAACATCTGTTATATTATCTTGTGCTTCTGTCAATTCTTCATACGCATCGTCAATTTGAGTCATTGCGCCTTTAATTGCATCAGGCAGTTCTTTTCCAATTTTGTACTCAGATATCTTACGCTGTGTTTCAAGAAGTTCGTTTAGAGATTTGTTTGCGGTGTCTGTATCTGATGATAAATCAAGAAGAGCGTTGCCCTAAGAGTCATAGCCGGAAACCAAAGATGGGAATAGAGAGGCCATCTCTTTGTTAAGAGATAAATACCTTTCATATTCTTCGTTAGACAATGCAACATTTTTGTTTTGGCCACCTTTTGTGGAAACACCTCTACGAAGTCTTGTATATTCGTCAGCACTGTCGGTCACAAAAGATTCTTGTTCATCATATGCTGTTTTTATGTCAGATATATTCTTTTGTGCTTCTTTGCCTTTTTCTACCGCAATTTCTTTCCAGTTAATGGCATCAACAACTTGTTGAATTAAATAACCAATTGCAACAACGGCGGCCGTACTAATAGCAACATTCGCAAGTGTAGACGCTATACCTCCTAAAATACCCTTTACTTTGCCAAAAGCACCTCCGGCTGTCTCGCCAGCTTTGCCCATATTGACAAAACCATCGGATAATTTCATCGATTCTCCATAGGTCTCTCTCATTTTGAGAATAACACCTTGCATTTCTTCAGACAATGTACCAAAGCCTGATTGTGAATTTGTGATAAAGTCACCAATAGAAAGGTCTAAATCGTTTTTAGTCAATACATTCTGCAATTCCCCAAGTAAGTCTTTTGATATTGACTTAGCGGCAGATTTTGCACCGACTTTTCCACTATCCTTGAATGCTTTTATTATATTAAATCCATTCTTTTGTAAAACAATGCCACCAAGCGTTCCAAGTATTCCAGACAATCCACCAGCAACATCTAATAATTTTGTAAATGCACCCAACAATGCTACAGCAATATCTAATAAAGTTTTTAATCCTTCTGAGTTAAATGTTATTGTAGCAATTTCTTGGATTTTATTCGTAACCTTTTGGAGCTTACCCTCAACAGAATCAAGATATTTATCCAATTCTTCTTGAGCAGATCCTTGCGATTGCTGAGAAGTCTTATAAACATTCTCAAGCATTTCTGGATTGTTCAGTATAGAAGCAGCAATATTAGAACGGTTCTTACCGGCAAGCTGTTCAACCAACGCTTGTGCACGGTTTGTACCGTTCACTTTATCCTCAGCCTGGATCTCTTTGTATATCTTAGAGATATCCAATAAGATATCATAAGTATTTCTCAAATTACCATTTGGATCAAGAACAGATACACCTTGGTACATATTGCTTGCAACAGCAGTGTAGTCGCGAATAATCTAATCTGTCTTAGACCTAGTGCGTACAACAAAATCGTCTACATCCTCGCCCATATCAGCAATGGCATCTTTGGCCTCTTCTGTACCGGAAATTCGAAGAGCAATTGTACGAATACCAGCAGATGTTTTAGATACATCCTGAGTAATAGCATTACCGGCAGTCAGAAGAGCAATGGATTGGTCAATATCATTGCCTTGAGTCTTAAGAACAGCAGCAGCATTTTGTAAACCTTCTGCCAATTGGTCTGTTGAAATACTAAAGTTATTACCTATATTGTTTAACTTATCAATGATTTCTATCTTGTCCAATTCTTTATATGCCTAACTCATAGACACTAAAGATTGTGTAGCGTCATCAATACTCGAAAATTCAGAAACGTTTAACAGAATAGTAGCATCTTTTGCAGATTCTTTTGCTTCATCCAGTGATTCGCCTAAACGCATCCAGTCTGCCGTACTTTGCTGAATCTGAAGGGCAGTAGTGCCAACAGAATTTGCCATACCAAAACTTTCAGACTAGAATGATTTTAATGTTGAAACGGATTCGTCGGAAACCTTTCTCATTTCCACAAGAGCAGTATCAAATTCTTTTACAATGTTAACACCTTGTCTAAGTATATTAATGAACTCATAAATACTTGTTGATGCAACAAAGTAATTAAATAATTCATGCATCTTGTTTCCAAGACCACCAATTAATTTTTGGAATGTATTTAGATACTTCTCAGACGAAACAAGTGTATCCATCATTTTGCCCTGTTTAGTAAGAGCCACACTATGTGTTTCTATCATATTATCAGCGGTGCGGAGAGTATATACCATTTCTGTATTGCTATTACTAAACTTCACAAGAGAAGCATTGCCCTGGTCTAATGTGTCAAAATATGCCTATAAATCTTGTCTTGCAGTTTGTAGCCCATGAACAGGCATATCTATTTCAACAACATCTCCAACTTTTTGTTTGCTAATTCTATATAACAGCTCTTGTAATTCATTCAGATCAGCGTTCGCTTTATTTAGCTTGTCTACATCTATTTCAAGTATATTATTATCAAATATATCTTTTTGGCCTTGCACTTTCTCGATCAATGCTTGAGCTTTTTTAATATTATCCAAAGACTAACCAGAGAACATTTCTGGCATTAACTCTGACACATCTTTAGCTTTAATGCTACCTAATATTTTTTCTCTTTTCTTTTCATACGCATTCAACAACGATAACGATTTTTCTACCTGCGGTGCATCTTTTAATATAGCTCCGTCTTTTGTCTCTTTGTAAATTACATCGAGTCCCTCAGAACCTTTATATCTAAACCCTTTTTCTGATGCCTTAAAATCTACAAGGTTGCCAAATTCAAAATCATCGCCAAGGAACTGTCTTATAATATCTTGCGCATCTTTAAAATCATGTACATCAGCCATTGTCTTCAATATTGCTTCATCGGCTTCTTCTGCTGCCTTTTTTACACCATTAAGACCTTCTGTATTTCCAGTTGTTCCAGAGTCACCGCCATTATTATTCATAGCACCATTAAGTTTTTCATGAGCTTTTGCTGCTTCTTCTGCGGCTTGTCCATTTTCTTTTAAGTTCTCTGTATCCTACTCGACAGCAGGAGATGGTCTTAACACTTCAAGTCTTTCTTTCATAGCTGATAATTCAGCACTATATTTCTCTTTTGTCTCTGGCTTTTTGACCATATTGTCAAGTATACGCTGTTTGTTCTTTATATCTTTTTCAAGTTTATCAGGGTCTGTATACGAATCAGCAAGCGCTTTTGCATCTTCTTTTAATTTTGCAAGACGTTGAGCTTCCTTTGCTTCTTCAGACATGGCATCAGCATTTTCTCTATGAGTTTCTGGTTCAGACGAAGATTCTCCATCTTGAGATTCTGCATTTAACTTCTTTTTTGCTTCCGCATCTTCTGCGGCAGCTTGTGCTTCTTCTTCCATAGCACCGGCATTTTCTCTATGTTCTGCTGGTTCATTAGGTGGTGTGTCTGGAGTTTCATCGTTTTGTTTAATAAACACATCGTTCTATAATTCAAATCCAAGTTGTTGCATTCTCTTGACAGCGTCTTGCATAACGTCTTTATTTACTGGATTGTCTTTTAAATTCTTTTTAGCTGTATCATACGTATTTTGCCAATAGGCACGAACTTGTTCAACGATTTGATTAAATATGTCTGGTGACATAAATTCACCAAATTTTTCGGATGTATTCAACGATCCAAGAGTTTTATATATTTCGTCAAGCGACATTACATTATTTGGATCAATAGGTCTAATTCTATATCCATGAGCTTCGCGACCATCTTCTTGAGGTACAGAAACTTTATCGTATGTAAAGCCAAGCTTTTTCGCTAATAGTCTTTCAAGATTGTCTGCGTTATCCAAACTGTTGTCTAAAATTATGTCATGCTTTCCTCTAGGACTTTCTTTAAACCAGTTAATAATAGCATCAGCTACACCATTTCTAACAGAATCAGCACTACTTTCTGCCCAGTAAGATGAGGGTGTCCAATCTGGATTATTCCTATCATAATACTTTTTATAATCAACATGCTGATTACCGTCAGCGTTCTAGGAACCAGAAGGTTGTCGTTTTTCAGAACCTCCGTTCTGCCTTGGTTTTGAATCCTATGGTTTTGACTCTACTTCCACCTTTATAACAATATTGTTATCTTTTATAAAAGCTTCGGTTACGTCTGTACCTTTAATAGCTCCAGTAGCAGACAAAACATAATTCTTCTAACCAGCATTTTTCTTCGGCTTCCCATTTTTATCAGTAGCCGGTACTTCCTGCTCAAAAAGACGAAGACCACGAGATACATAATCTCTCAAAATTTCTTTTCTTTCATCGTCCGTTTTTGCTGTTCTATATTTTGTATTACCCTAAGAAGCAAGATTCTTCATAAAATACTGTTCGTCAAGCTCTTGTCTTTCTGCAAGATATTGTTCGTAGTCTTTTAAAGAATCCTTATCTGCTTTCTTTTTAACAGTATAACCGCCTTTTTTCTTGTTTACTCCATATCCGCTTTCAAAAGCCTCTTTGATTACCGCATCAACTGCTTGTTGCGAGGTCGCATTTTGAATAGCAGTACGAAGACGTTCCGCACCTTCTCGTGTTGTCTTTGGTTGTTGTGTTTCTGACTTCTTTTCTTGTTCTTTTGGCTGTTTGCTTTCTGACTTCTTTTCTTGTTTGCTTTGCGCCTTTTCTTGCTTTGTATCAACACGTTCTTGTAAATATGTCTCATAATCTTTAACCTACTTATTGCCAGGTTTCTTGCTAATCGCATACCTACCGTCGTCTTTCTTGGCAACTCCATATCCACTTTCAAACGCTTCTTTGATAATTGCATCCATCTCAGCCTGAGATTTAGCTCCATAATATGCTTTTCGTAACTCTTCGGCAGTACGTTTCGGTTTTGCTTTTGGCTCTTCTTTTGGTTTATCTTCTGAAGTTTTTGTCTATGAACTCTTTGGCTTTTCTGCACCTTGTTTTGACTCTGGTTCGGTTTCTACTTTTATCTCTACCTATATACCATTATCTGTAATAAACTTTTTGGTCAACTCTTCGTCTGCACCGCGTCCGGCAGTAAAGAACATTTTTTCTTGTCCTTTTGTATTAGTATATTTACCTAACTTTACTCCCTAAGATACATATTTCTTTTGAATTTCAAGACGTTCTTTTTCGTCCTTTGCAGCATTATATTCATCATTGGCTTGTCTTGCAAGTGCCGCGAGTGGATTAGAATAATTGCGCTGTTTCTTTTTTCCATCCTAAGATACAGTCTGTTTCTAAGCACCAGAAGGCTTTTGCGGCTCTACCGTGGCTTCATCTGCTTTAACTGTAATATTACTTGTATCAGCTCCGATTTTTGCGGCAATAGAAGAGAGCAGTGACTCAATTGTTCCAAGATTAACGGAATTAACAGAACCAACCGTATTAACATTAATCGGATCTGTTACAGACACTTGTTGTGTCGCACCAGATACAGTTCCTTTTGTTGTAACCCCAGCAGCCTATGCCTTTTCGGTTGTAATAATAGGAATAGAATATTTTTCTGGATTAGCCATAAAATCTTCATAAGATACTTTTGATTTGACTTTTCCCGTATTTGTTATTTCCAATCCCATTTCTTTTGCTTGTTGCTATAAAGCAACCAGAAGTTCTTTTTCTACATCATCAGCAGTGCCTCGATTAAATTTTCTAGCAAGCTTGGAAATCTTTTTGCTTAAAATTGCTTCGTCTTCAGTCATGTTTGCATAATACCAATTTCGCCACTGATTGTCTCTTGACTCTTCTTCGTCTGTTAATTCAAACCGTTTCTTTAAATCTTTTTCTTGTTCTTTTTGTGCATCAACAATCGAATCTATTCTTCCGGCATCTGTGCCAACACCAGCTTGTTTTTGTCTTAAAATTCGATTTCTGGCTTCGACATCGCTAATTTTTTGCTATATCTACGGTATCAAAGATGCTTCTTGTTCTTCTAACTTTTGAATCTTCTGTTCTTCATCAAACAACGTTTCTTTCAATAATATTAATTTATTGACAAGATCCAATCTACCTTTTGATATCATACCAGAAGACGCAAGCTCTTTCGCTTTTTCTAAATTACCTTCTTTGGAATCAAGCTCAGAAAGAATACTATCAATTGTTTCTTGCTCAGATTTTTTGCGCGGCTTGCTTTCTTTTAGTTTACGCTTTGTATCTTTATAATCATCTTCCAACGGTTTTACAAATCTGTTTCTTGAATTCTAAATAGCCCTATTTATATCTGCTTTTTCTTTCTCTAACTCAGCTTGTTCTTCTTGTATACTAACGATTTCAGAATATAATTCATTTTCAGTCTTCTTGCGCAACTGTTCGGCTTTAGATTCAACATCTTTGCCAACTTCTTTTACTGGCTCTTCTTTGCCACGATTTTTTATTTCCTATAACAGTTGTTGTCTTCTTGCTTCGATAGCATCAAACGCTGCTACAATCTACTGGTTCTGCATTATTTCTGCATCTATTTGTTTAACAGCTGCATCACGAACACCTTTTTCTTTGTCACTACTTAATATCTGTTCTCTAGACGCATTTAATGTTTCAAGATTCTGTTTGGCTGCGCTATATTCTTTGTCGCCACCTAAAAGATCTTTTTCAAGTTGCATCGCTTCGTTAATATATTTCTTGGCATTTATTTTTCCTGCATTACGAGCCTCTTCGATCCACTAATCAGCCATTGCATGAACTTTTTCTTCCAACATTCTGTTAATCTCAACTTCAACTCTCTAAGACTCCGAAATTAACGAAGATTGATACTAACCAGAAGCGGTTTTACTAGATTCAACTTTCGCTCTAGCTTCTTCCATTTCTTGATATATTTTCTTCTTTTGTTCTTGCATTAATTGGATATTCCATGGAACGTAATCTTGCGCATACTGAATAGCAGTAGTGTCTCCAATATATCCAGATCTATTTTTATTATATCCACGCTCATTTAGTTTTTTATATCTCTTTTCTTCTGCAAGCAATAATCCGGCAATTCTTCGTTCTTTAGTTCTTTCGTCTGTGACATATTTTATCTCAGCTCTACCAGTCTACTTGTTGTATTGCATCTAAATTTTGTTTTCTAAACGCAAAGCCTCTTCTTCTAGTTTTTTATCTGTGTCTCTCAATCGAACATTGCGACCAGAATCCGCAAATTTGCTTGTCCCACCATTAAATAAATAATCATTATATAACGACAAAAGTTTATTTCTTAGATCCAATATCATTTGCTCTGGGGCATTAGATTCTACAGCACTTATAAACTGATCTCGAACTTCTTTTATTCTAGCTTCTTGTTCAAGTAAGTATTTATTTAAATAATACTGTTGAGTCGCCTCTATCTCTGCATTTAAATCTTTAATTTCTGCCGACGTTTGTTTTATGATAGGAGATTGTTTATCAAATTCTTCTTGATACTTTTTTTCGCGTCTTTCTAGAACCTCTTTGTTGCGTTCCAATGCTCGTGTTCCGTATCTTTTTCTTTTCTCTTCTGAAATCATAGACGTTGATTTATTCATCCGTGATTCTATATCAGTTATACGTTGTTTTGTTGCACTAACGTCGCTAGCTCTAGATTCTAGTATTCTTGTAGCAGATTTATTTTGCTTTACCAATGCATCTCTCTTAGCGATTAAATCAGAAAGATATTTATTCCCTTCAGAATCTTTTTCTGCTTGTTGTGCAATAATAGACTCTCTTGACTATTCTTGCTGCTTATAAGTGGAAATAAGTTCTGAATACCTTCTCTGCTATTCTTGTAAATCCTACATTTCATTCAATATGTCTGGCAAAGTACGTTCATCTGTTGGTTCTTCGGCATCTAATTTATTTATTCTCTATCTAAGCTCTTTTGATTTTTGTAATGCATTATCATATTCGGATTTTGTAACAGGACGAATTACAGAAGTTAAAGAACCAGTTGCCTCGTTTAAATCACTAACAATTTTTGCATACTGTTCTTTTTTGTCCAAATATTCCATTAATACAGAAGCATCTTCTTCTGGCGCATTTGCCACTGCTTCATTAAAGTCGCTTTTTATCTAACTAATTCTTTCGTCATATGATTGTCCAACTTTATCTACTCTCTATTGTGGAGTCAATTTTTTATATGCTTTCTATCGTTGTTGCTCCGCCTTGCGTTCCTATTCTTGTTTTGTACGAGCTTCTTCTCTTACTTTTGTTTCTTCCGCTAAAGTTTTAAAATATTGTGATTGTTCTTCTGCATCACGTTTTGCACTTTCAACATTTTCGCGATCCTATTTTAATTTCTTCGCTCGAACTGCTTCAATTTTCTTTCGAAGAGTAGTATTTGCTGCTCCTTGGTCTATACGCGACTCTATATCAAAAATAGCAGAAGTTGACTCTGTAACTGTCTACATCATTAGTTCTCGCTCATTCAACAAATCCAAGAACTCCTGATATTCTCCTCGGCCTGCATAATTCTGACGAATGTCCGCCAACTACTGACGAATTAAATCCATTTTAGCTTTTATATTTTTGGCATTCTTGGGCGGATTCTGAGTGTCGGCAAGTTGCATATCAAGGTCAGAATACTCTTTTAACAATTTTGGGATATCTTTTAAATCTGGCAATCCAAAAGCAGATACAGAGTCGTTGTAATACATGTTAGAAATCTGTTCATCGATTTCTTTAACTCTTTCAGATGCCATTTCTTTCATTCTTTTTTGAATCTCAAGCCCTCTTGTCTATTTAACATGCGGAGACTTGTTATACAATTTATCGGCCTCATCTACAATCGCGTCTCGTGATTTTTCTAACTCGGCAATAGAAGATAAGCTGTCTCCGTTTTCTTTAGCTTTATTAATTTTGTCTTGTATCTTTTTTACTTGTATTTTTCTTTCTGCTATCTATTGTGCAATTTCTGCAGCCTCTTCGGGTGTTCCAGTTAATTCTTCTAATGACTTTATAGTATCTCTTCGTGCTTTCTAAAGTTCATTTCTATCTTTTTCCAGGCCTCTTCTTTTTTTCTCATCTGTTTCTCCAGCTATTTTTGCATCAAGTCTCTTTAGTTTTTTATCATAACTCTGTTTTTCTTTTTCTAAATCATCAATATCTTTGGCTACTAATTTTTCAGCCTCAGAAGCATAGTCAACGTTACTTGCTTCTAAATATTTTCCCATTTCTTTGGCTGCTCTTGCATATACTTCCGCTGTTTTAGACATCTCTTCAGAAGACATATTTTTAATCTATTCTTTGTCATTGGACCTTGTCAATTGACTATACTCTTTATTAGTATCTTCTTGAAGATGAAGGTTTTTAAAATGTGCCTTACCAGTTAACTCAACAGATTCTTTTTGTTTTTGTAATTCGGCGGAGATTTTTTGTGTTGTTTCTAATTCATCTTCTTTTTGTTCATGAATTTTTCTCCACATAAATTGTTGAGTTTCAAGAGTATTTACATCTTCTAACAATCTATTGTATTCTGATCTTTGCGGAGATGTTAATGTAGAGCGGTCATACGCTCCGGTACCAGAATAAAAATCCATATTTTCTTGTAATTTAGCAATTCTTTTTCTTTTGGTTTCTAATTCTTTTTCTTTTGCTTTATATTGTTCTTCTGTTCCAGTTACAGCATACTATAACTCTTCTGTACCACCAGCAATCTTTTCTGCGGCTTCTCTGGTTATATTTCTTAATTGTTTAACTTTTTTTCTATTCGCTTTTACTTCTTTCTCAACAAATCCCTGTTGCTAAGTAGCATACTAATATACTTCTTCAAGAGACGCAGGCTCTGAAGTATATGTTTCCAATCTTTCTTTTGCTTTATCATATGCCTCTTTTCGAGCCTTTGCATTTTCCATAGGTTTATTTTTCTCTAAAGATTCCATATAATCTTTTTCGTAATCATAAATAACCTATTCTATTTCTGACAAATCATCTCGTGGCTTTAAAAACAAGCTCGCACTAGACGATAATTGAGAATGAAGTTCCCTTAAACGAGAAGATTGTTCTTGGGAAAATTCTTCACCGGATGCATGTTTTTCATACAAATCAACATATTCACGCATATCACTTAAATGCGATGTTGAAACCTCCAAGTTACTCAAAGCTTCTTTAAGTTTTGGAGCTTGTTCTTCTGCAAGTGCATCCAAAACATTTGACAAAGCCGTAATACCTTCTCCAGGATTAGCGGCTTTCATCTTATTCGGATTAAATATTTTTCTATTCGGATCTGTCAAACCTCTTATTACATCACTTTTCTCATTTACTAGTTTTCCTCTTTGTAATTCTAGCGCCCGTTTTTTGCTAGCATCTGTTTCTCTGGCAATTTGTGTATCAAGTTGTTTAATTCGTTCGTCATACTTTCTTTTCTGCTGCGATAGGCTATCAAGTCCAAGGTTCTCAAGAATCATGTCAACTCTGTTTTTAGAGGACCTTACAGTCGCGCTCGGAGCAGTATAGAATGGAGTATGTTCCATTCCAATCCGACTTAACAACTAAGAATCAGACAAAACTCTGTTTTTAGCAGAAGATATAGCATTATTTCGAATTCGCTTAAACTCTTTTTCGAAATCATCTGTCATAGTTGTTGTTGACAAAACACTCTTTTCGTATCTCTATAGCTATTCATTTCTAATCCTCTGAGCAATTCTCTCATTAATACGCGCACGTTTCTCTGTTTCTGTCTCTTCGCCGGTAAATTCACGCTCCATTTGTTCGGTAACAACATCACGCAAAACTTTTGCCTATTGCCTATTTTCTCTTAGAATCTTTTCTGTAGAGTCAGAATCAAGAGATCTTTCTTTGTCTTCAATTAGAACTTTTTGCCATTCTTTCATGGTTTTGCCAAGATAAGATATATTTTCGGTACTATTTTTAATTCGGTCAAATCTATGATTAACACCTTCAGAAACAATGTTTCCTTTTTCGTCTTTAACAATTGGACCGTTTAACGCCTTATCAACTTCGCTTTTATATGCGTCAAAATATCTTCTTAATTTCTTTTGCCACACCTCAAGAGTTTCGTTGTTTGTACCATACCAAGCTCTTTCGACGCCGTTAGCATCAAAATATGACCTTGTATACAAAGACGATTTCTCAATATCTTTGAAAGATTTTTTGCTGCTCCGCAAAGCGGATTCCATTTCTTTTAACTAAGCATATCTTTCTTTCTCTTCAATCAGCATAGCTGCTGAATATCTCGTCTGTTCTAACTCTTGTTCCTTGCTTTTTGTTAACTAATGACTTCTTCCAGATAATGACAATTGTCTTCTTAAATTCTTCTCAACAATATCATCATTGTCATATGTCTAGTTCTGGTCCTTTTTCTCACTTTCAGACGCTTTGGGTAACTCTCCGTTACTAAGCTTAACACCATCAATAGAAAGAGATTGTATTGCGGCTAATATTTTACCTTGCATTGTTTCAGTAGCCAAGCCACCAGTAGCCCCAAGCGTAACGGATGTAACATCAGTAGAAGATGATGCGGGAATTCCTTCTCGTCCATATAATTTGTTTTTATTCTCAATAGCATTTTCAATATCAAAAACAGTGTTTTTAATGGACTCTTTGTCCATATCAGCTACTACTTTTACATGAATTTTCGGAGTCTCTTCTCCAAGTGTATCAATAGCTTCCTGGATAGTCTGTTTCAATTTTGTTTTATCCATCTCAACAGACAGTTGGAGAGTTTTGATTATACCTTCTTCACTTGACCGCCTATCTAATTTTTCAGAAATCTCTGTATCCGTCAAACCTTCAACTTCTTTTTCTGATAGGGCAGAAGCAAATGCTAATGGTATTTTTACAGGATTTTTTTGAAGTTGCGCCTATACCTTTTTCTGGATTTTATCCTAAATTTCTTTTACCATAGAAGATACGGCTTTGTCATCTGTTTGTTCTGGATTAAGAACAACATCAATAGGAATGGTAATTGGACGTCTATTTTTTCTTTTTGCTTCCAAATCGGATTGTTTTTTTATATTTGCATCCTAAGCGTCAAAATACTCACCAAGAACATTATCAACACTTTTTTTCATCTTTTTTATAGTTTCTTCGTCGCCAGCGCCAAACTAAGATAATATTGACTAAAATTCAATACCTCTTTCTTTAGCCTATTCAACATAGTGTGATAAAGTTTTTAGAATACCGTCAAAATCAACAAAATCACCCTAATTGTACTTTTCGGGATTTTCTAACGCCTTAAATATCCTAGCCCGTTCATTATAAAATTTTTTTGCAGCCTTTTTTAAACTATCGGTTGTATTTTTTAACTACTGCTCTGTGAAGTCAGCAGAATTTTCAATACTTGTATCACCAACAGATGTTACTTTTTTAAAGCTTTTAATAACATCTTTCTGCTATATAGCACCAGTTCCAATGCCTTCAATTGTAGACATGGTTGTCTTATACGAATCAAGCATTGTTTTCATCTGATTCGTAAAATCGTCAAATACACCACCTATAGAATCTTTTCCAGACAAAACAGAAAAAGATTTTTGAAATCCATCAAAAGATTCTCTCATCTTGTCTATTGCAGTCGTAAAATCTTTTGACAGCTTTTTAAATTCTTCAGACAACTAGTTAACACTTATGTCTCCAAACTAATTCTTTAAGTCGCCTATTTCCTATTTTAACTTTCCAACAGATCCAGTTATTTTTTCTGTCTATTTGGTTATATCAGCATCAAATCCACTTTTTGGGTCTACTTTTAGCAAAGATTTGCCCAAGGCGTCTATTTCTTCTTGGGCCTTTTTTACATCAGCTGTTATTTTAATAACATATTCTTTTATAGAACCCGCCATGTCATACCTCCTTTATATAAAATCAAAGTTAAGAGGCACAACATGTACTTCTTAACCACCAAATGCTATAATATCTGCCACTTCTGGCGCACGTTCTACAATCCAACGTTCTACAAAATCATCCATTGCTTCGCCAGGTTTCCCAGAAATGCCTATTCCAGCCGGAGCGGCACTTATATTTACATCTCCAATATGTCCTCTATATCCTTCTGGAAGACCACGGATACCTTGGTTCCAAATCATATCAAAAACTGCACTTGCAGGAAAAACTCGTCCAGAAGAATTTGTATAATCCGACATTCCGGCAGAACCAACTTGAATTGTTGCTTTAAAACTATGGTCTCCAGATGGAACAACTCCTACTGGTACGATACTATTTGAACGAAGATTATTTGTTCGCTTATATCCATGTGCAAGTCCCCAATATTTGTTTCCGTCAGTTTTAGATGTAAACAAAAATTTGTAGGTTGTTACTGGAGTATATCCGCCATAAAAACTATCCATTATTTCAGAATGAGCGTCCATCATTTCAGAATAAGCTACTTGTGCAACACCTCTGGCTATGCGATTTCCAATTTTACCAACTTCCTATTTAATATCTCTTATAAGAGCAGCAGCACTAGTATATGCCATATTAGCCACCCCCTTTGTCCATTAAGCACATTTGCATCAAATTCTCGCAAATTTTATACTCGGACTAAAAGGTAGATAAGATAATGTCCAACATTTTATTTTCACTCAAAATATCAAATGCAGAATTATCCATCTCTATATTTGTATACGCCAAAATTAAATTTATAATCAAATTACGATATCTTTCTGGAGTAGGATATTTGGTCCCATTCGATTCTTCAATAGTTTTATCTATTATTTCTAATTTCTTATCATATGGGATATACGCAATAGGATGAATTAAATCTGTAATAGTATTAATTACTATTTCAGAAGTTATCTCTTTTGTTTGTTTTACCCTTGCATTATACAAAGAAACTAGATTATTTGCTTTCATTTGTCACTCCTTCAATTTTGGAAGTCATTGACCCAATCATATTAGTTAACGCATCTATGTCAATTTCTTGAATATATTTACTTGCTAAAACAAGAACATCATTTAATTTATCTACAACTTGATTATATATTGCATTAATTGTTACAGCCGGGTTTATCTCGGTTCGAATATAATCAGCAACACGTTCGTCTAAAATTTTCTGAAGTTCTGCATACTCATTTCCAAGAGTATCTTCCAAATTCTCTAATTCTCTATGAAAACAAAGCTGATCAAATCCTTTTAAATCATTCTCGTCAACAATATTCATATCTATGTTTGTAATAGAGTCAATAAACACTTCTGTTGAAATTCTTCTAAGAAGAGAAGTGTTTAATCCACCAATAGACTCAATCATTCCTCCAAGAACATGAGACACGATTTGTAATTTTGTATCAAATGGAAGATATGTTACTTCCAACAATGTTTTATCTTTCAAATAATCACTTACACTAATTTTTTCTGCCATAATATTTTCTCCTTTAAATCAATCAAATTATATGATATAATAAAAACACCCACTCAGATAGAAGGACGGAGTCTCCCCTACCTATGTTATGGCTCCGTTCCTGAGTGGGCTTTAATTTATAGTTGTTATTTTGATTTCGGTTCTAGGGTGTTCTTTATCATAACCACCTTTAAGTATAAGAGATGTAAGATGATTACAATCGTCATCCACTATAAAACCAGACTCTGTAAAAGCATCCCATAAAAACTTCTCGTTACAATGATTATCTAAATCAAAACGCCTACGAGTAGGCATATATACTGTTACCTCTGCAATAAATTTATCTAATTTTAAATCATTGTATCCAAGTTTCGCAATAAGCCAAATTCCAAAGTCCTTCCATTTCTACTTAAGAGCATTCATCTGCATTCTTGGCAAAATCATCCATGTATTCAAACTTGGATGCATTGGACGCTCAATTGGATTCTTTTTAGCTCTTGGATGCTTAGTAAAATAAAACTCAGCATATTCGTCTATAATCTACTGAGTAATAATAATATTATATTCCATAATTATAATCCTTTATATCATAAAGATGAGAGAGAAGACTGCTCGACAATCTTAATCCCATTCTCGTCGAAATACTAAGACAATGTTTCTTCGGTCGAAGTGTCATTATATAAATTACACATATCTGCACTAGACCATCCAACAATTTCCTATATAACGGAAGATGGAAGATTAGCCTTAAAACACTGTGTAGTAAAATAGTGACGAAGCGAATGCCAATAAAAATCTTTGCCAAGGAATTTTGTATATGTACCAACCCAATTGTCCAGCAAGTCAGCCTTAATAGGTTCGTCTGGATTAGTAGAAGATGGGAACAGCCATTCGCTTTTAATTCCACTTTCTTTTCTATAATCTAGCCATAGTTTTAAATATGGATCAAAATCTTTCTTCAGTACGTACAAGTCAAGCATCTTTCCACGAGAACCGCGACCTTTTGTTTTAACCTTCTCTGGAGTTTTGTACAATGATCCAAATATTACATTCTCTTCGTTAAAATACGAAACCTTAAACCTTGGCAATTCAGATTTTCTTCTACCAGAATACATGGCCAAAGCAAGAATACACGCTTGCATATATTTCTCTTGTTCAACAAGATGAGAGAGGAGTCTTTGTAATTCTTCTGGTTCAAACACAGTTTTTTCACGAACCTCTTCTTTAACAGGAGATTCTATCTTTTTAATGACAGCTCTGTATCCAGCAAATTCTTCTTCCTCATCGAGTATATTCTCAATAAAATTGCTCATCGAAGAAATAACCGCTTTGACTCTGCGAACTCGATTTGAACTCCATCCCCATTCATTAAGACAATGATTCTGGAAACGAGCAAATTCTCTCTTTGTAATTTTTATAAACGGTTTGTTATTATTATATTGTAAATTCCAGACCCAGAATATAGCCAAGTCGCTTTTGTATTGAGAGATTGTAGTAGGCGCTCTGTCTATGGACTGCAAATACTCTACAAAGTCTTCTCCCAATTCTTGATTCTCAGGCGCGACCTAACTTAACAATTCTGGTGTTGTAATATTATTATATACTGTTTTGCGTCCTATAATAGACCGCCTCCTTTCAACTTTCGTTCACAAGCATATACTGGATAATAACTGGTGTAATCAGCCATTCACCATTTCCAACCTCTTGCATATAAAAATCTCTTACAAATTCAGCAGTATCTCTGTCCGGCGCTTTTGTAGCAAGTTCTATGTCTGTTGTTATTTCCCATTGACCTTTTTCATGTAAAGACCGCAAGTACACTGTCTTACCTTCAAGGTCCAAACTGCAAAGCACATAACATTCTTTCATTTTTTCTATAGATGTATTCATTTTTATTTCCTCCGTATTTGTTCTACACACATTTTTAATGCGTTTACCGTATAGTCTATTTCTTCCATTGTATTATTATGAGACAAAGAAAATCGCACAGTTGAATTCGCTTCATCTTCGTTAAGACCAATTGCCGTTAAAACATGAGATGGTGTTTTCTCCGACGAATTACAAGCCGATCCAGTAGATACACATATTCCCCATTCATTTAAAAGCATTAGCAGTGTTTCTGCACGAACGCCTTTAAATGTAACACTTAGATTATTTGACAGTCTATTTTCCATATCTCCATTAAATCTAACATCCTATATCTAAGACATAATTCTATGTTGCAAAGAATCTCTCATTGCCTATACATATACCATGTTTAGTTCCAACTATTCATTCGCCAATCTGGCAGCTTCTCCAAATCCAATGATACCCAAAGTGTTCTCAGTTCCAGCTCGCAAATGTTTTTCTTGACCACCACCAAAAATAAGTGGAGATAATTTAATACCATCTCTTATATATAAACATCCTATACCTTTTGGACCACCTAACTTATGAGCTGAAGCAGACAGCATATCTATACCTATTTCTTTAACATTTATTGGAATATGTCCAAAAGCCTATACAGCATCTGTATGCATTAACGAATCATGCGAGTGTGCAATATCTGATATTTTTTCTATTGGCTACAATGTTCCAATCTCATTATTCGCCATCATTATAGAAACCAACGAAATATTATTGTCTATCTTATTCAACAAATTTGGAATACTAACCTTGCCACTTGCATCAACATCAAGATATACAACGTCTGTATAATTTTCAAGAAAAGAACAAGTATTTAAAACAGCATGGTGTTCTATTTTTGATGTTATTATTTTTCCACTTGGTTTAAGAAGAGCAGAAGAGCGCAGTGCCCAATTATCCGCTTCAGAACCGCCGGATGTAAAATAAATCTCAGACGGATTAGCTCCAATAAGTGTTGCAACATATTCTCTTGCAATTTCAATCTATTGTTTTGCCTATAATCCAATATCATAAACAGAAGATGGGTTTCCATATAATTCCATATATTCTTGCATTTTATTAATAACAGACGGTTCCATCATTGTAGTGGCAGCATTGTCAAGATATATTGTTTTTTTCATACAATCCCTCCCAGTCCACTTCATGATTACACCATTTGTCATATAGTTCAGTTGTTTCATCTCTCAGAAATAAATAAACCAACAAAGGTTTTCCAGTCTTAAAATCCTAAGATGGGTAAATATCAACCGGAAGACAACCAGACAGCCAATAGTACAGACTTTGCAAATAGTTTACAATACGCACGGTATGAGATGGATAATAGTCTCTTCCTGTCAAATCCGAATGTACTAAATCTGATTTTTGCATATTATCACCTCAATCAAACCAACAATACATGGTTTCATACGAAAAACAATCACTATATCTAAACACCGCCATATAATCAGTAAACTCTTTAACAGATTCTGATGGCTCACCTTTTTCGACACCTTCTATTGAAACTCTGTAATCATCACGTTGATCAGATACCGCATATCCATGAGCAGTGTATTTTGGATACATCTCCATAAAATCATAAATCTCCTAAATTGACGGTGCGAGATTCTGGCGATCTTCTGGATCTGCGAAATTGTTATCAATTAGAGTTTTAAGAGTTTTCACATCCATGCCTTCAAATTTTTGAATTCCGCCAAATTTATACTTATTTGGTCTATATTTACCGAAAATAATTTTGTCACGAGATACAATATCTTTATTCAATTCTTTCATAACGCTTTCTCCTTTTAATCATAAAATCGTAAAAAATGGGGAAACACAACCTGCTACGAATGCAAATCATGCTTCCCCTATATGTAATCCAGTAATACTAGATTACTGCATCTTTTAAATCACATTCACTATTTATTATTATTATATTTGGGCTTGACTTTTTTATAATTATTATTAGCCTTTGTCTCCGGTTTTGGAGCTTCCTCGACAGCCTTATCATCAGCAATTACTTCTGTCAAAACATCAAGGTCAACATCAGTTTTATATTCTTTCATTTCTTTAATTGTATCTTGCATCCACTGCGGGAATCTATCAACTTTTGACAAATCTGCTGCATTTAATCTACCGAGTTCAACTTCTTTATCAAGCCATCCATTAATCCACCCGGCAGTAATATTATATAAATCTTTACAATTTGCTGAACAGTATGCATCATGCCACGGTTCAAGATGTGCGTATTCGGCGCATCTACAATATAAATAGTGGTCGCCGCAAACTGTACAGTTTCTATCTGCTCTAGTTTTAGCCATTTTTATTTCCTCCCTATTTGTATTTCCGGGTTTGTACAAACTGCCGGATTGGTTGTCATATATATTAACTGAGTTAAAACTCAGATTTTATTCGATGTCATTTTTAAAAAGACTGCCAGCTTTGACACTGGCAGTCCTTGTGATAATTATAGACTTATCAGTCTTCGTAATCGTCTTCGATACAATAGATATTGTAAAGAGCTTTGTCTGCGCTACAGTACATTAAACGCAATACCCTTGGTTTCCCAATATTTATAAGGGGTTAGAGCACATCATCATCTCTTCGAAAAGAGAGCAAGGCACTTGGAATTAGGAATTTCACCCAATTCTTATGAACTTCATAGTCTCATAGAGACCGTATGTTCTGCTCGTTAGACCTTCCGAAATGTCGCCATTTCAGCTTGGCACTGGATTGCCATATCACATATGTGACTTAGGTTTTCCCAGTTAGCATAACTTCTAATCATCATTTCCTATGATTCCTAAACGTAAGTTATACACCTCATATTTATGAGTTCACCTTGTTTTTCTAAAGTTCATCACTGAACTTGGTGGACTACTGTAGTTTTCAATCCACCTGAAGCTGTCCGCTGTAGTTAATGGTCTGGCTATCAGAACCAATTGTAATTTCGGCTTCTGGAGATACCTGGAAGGACGGAAGCTCAATATAAGCGCATCTTACGGTATCTGCGGAGCAAGGATCTACGTAAAGAACCTTCAGAATAAGACGTACTGTTCCGGGGAACTTGTCAGCTTTATTTCTGATTACAACAGCACCGTCAGTAGCGGTTCTGTCAAAACGAATCAGATACTGAGTATAATCGTTGTTAACCGGAAGAGTAACGGTATGAGTGGAATCATCATAAGCAAATGCAGAAGCAGATGCAGATCCACCAGTCTGGAACTCGTCGCCAAGAGTACCATTGGAATACAGACCATAAACCTTTGGTGTACCAGTTGCGTTTGCAAGAGTAACGGTGGTTCCGTCAGAAGCTTTAGCAACCTTCAGACCCGGTACGGTAATAGGATTAGCAACAGTAGCAAGCTGTTTTGCTTCGCCAACAGGGCCAGATTCAGCTGCAATAATGTTGAGGTTGATGAGTGCGTTTTCAGCCGTAAATTCTCCAGTCTTACCTCTCCAGAATCTCTTAATGACTGTACCGTCACGGTCAGTTACATCATTGGATTCTGCGGTAATATTGATAGAAGCATTCTGAAGCTGAGTCAGAGTATAAAGAACATTACCCTAAAAATCTTCGGCAGTAGCCATAATTATACGATCAATAAGCATATCATCTAATTTGAACGCCATAGTGTTTTCCTCCTTTATTTAAATTTTTATATTAGAGACCATTCGGGTCTCGGTTTCATTTATTTCTATGGGGATATATCCCTCATAAAATTAAACTCTTCTTTATTAATACCAGAAGTATCAATAAATCCGCTCATACTTCCTTTAAGAAGCGCTGTACTCTATTCATATATTTGCAATCGTTGAACACTATCCATAAACTATACAAAATTGACATTAACTAGTTCCTATAAATTATATTTAAAACCAGGATGATTCACACAAGCAGAAACTAATGGTAGAAGAGGAGAGTCTTGTGTTTCTTTGTCTTTACGATTTGCAAGATTCATTCTCTCTTCGTCAATAATAGCTTCTTTGGTAAGCCTACCTTTCGCTTTTTCTACTTTTGGGAAAATATTAAAAGCTGTTCTTAAATACGAGGAAATAAGTGTATAGTCTTCTTCTGAAATAGAAATATCTAAATCTTGGTTATATAGTATAGGTACTTCAACCTCAATCTCTTCACCGCCATCATTTGTCTTTGTCTATCTCATTCCATATAACTCAAATTTTTGTATATCAATATCACCAAAAAGGAGTGTATTTACTTCTGGATTGCCACCTTTATACATACTCATAAATAATTCGAAATCAGAAATCTTATTCCAATCTACACCCATATCCCACAACGGAAGGCGATACATTGTTGTGTTTCCAATCCAAATATTTAAAGTCTAATAAAAAGTAACATCTCCGTCTTCTAAATTTAGAATATCTCCTATAGTTGGAATTTTAATCTACATTCCATTACCAACGTCAAATGGGCGCCCAAACAACATTTTTAAACGATTAAATTTTCTTTCCATTTAACCACCAGTTCTATTAATTACCTAAGAAATATTATTCTTAGTTTTAACAATATCTTTGGGCATAACCATTTCGAATGTAATTGTTCGTGTGGAATAATCGTTATCTGTGACAGACGGGATATCAGATAAGACATGACATTGTGTTCCAAATTTATTTGTCCAATTGAATATATGCTTAAGCCTAGCACCAATTAAATCATGACGAGCAATTCCTGTAAGTTTTTCAATACTATTTTTTTCTTCACAAAGAACATAAAAAATAATATCAACATACATTAAAGCATCGTTATAACGAGGAACCTCTTTGAACTGAACCTCATAACAAATATAATTCTATACATTATGCTATGTTGGATGAATCATATACATTGGAAGAATATTAACTCCAAGATAATCACTTGGATCTGCTTCATCTTCTTCAAGTTCCTTGTTATTTAAAAGATAGATTATCAAAGGGTCTTCTATAAGACTGCGTTTAATAATTTCTTTAAAACGGATATTATCATCGTCCAGATTTGTTTTATACTGCCGGAGTTCGGCAATTTGTTCTTGTGTTAAATCCATATTACCTACCTCCTTACAATGCAGCGATTTCTATCTAGTACTCTGAAACATACGTACTGGCAGTATTTCGAATTAAAAGGATTTTTCCTATATACGAATCATCGCCAATAAATTTTACTTTAATTTGATTACCGTTTTGTACTATATCAATGTCCGAAGATGGAACAGACTTGGTTCCAACAAAGAACTCCCAAATTCCTGGTCCAAAATTATCCAATTCATTTCCTTCTTCGTCATAGTATGTAACTGTGAATGTTTTGGCTGAACCGCCAATTTTGATAATAGATTTTCCAGAACAAGTTATTTTAGATGTGATAGAAGGCGTGTCGCTATCTGGGATAATCGGAGTCGGTTCAACTTTATTATTATAATAATTTGCCCACATTCCAATTATATTACCATCCATATCTTTTTCTATATAATCATTATGTTGGTCAAATGTATCTTGCGCTAATGTGATTCTGCAAATGCCATTTGGCGATATGCGGTTTACTTTTGATACGAGCCATGCCCTTGGCTCCGTTTCTACAGCGGTATCAATAATCATTCTTATGTTATACATTAAGGTTTCAGTATCTCGTGTCATTGGCACAGCTAGCTTTTGTTGATCTTCAACCGACTGTATTTTATACAATTGTGTTCATCTAGCAACTCGTTAGGCTGCTAAAGAGTTATTTATATTATATAATTTTACATATTTATCATATTTTCTTTTTAAATATAATTCTGCTCCATCATATAGCCAATCTAAAAATTTCTTTACCTGTTTATTTCCGCCAAACATTAATACTCTTGTATTCTTATCAACATCAATGCTATTTTGAGCAACATGTATGCGTTTTTTGATTCCTGTATTTTTCTCAATAATGTTACCAATCGCATTAATAAGTTCCGACGTTCCGGTAAAAGTAACCGTGTTTGTATTACCTTTTTCATAATGATATAAACATCCATCTCCGTCAAATACTCCACGTATAAATGATTTATAGTATTTTTCTTCAATTTGAAAAGGGAATACAGCAAAATAACTTTTCTTTTGAATAACACCTTGATTAACTATATTTTCATGAAATTGTTTATTATCAAGAGATAAAGAATATTGAGGTTTTCTATTCGGAAATTTTTTTGGTGGTTCAATATATCTTAATGGTTTATCGCATTGAAATTCACTTCTCATTTTTTCAAGTATTTCAACATCATCTTCTTGTAATGATATTTGCACCTTATTATTATTTGAACCAACACAACCATCAGCATAGAAAAAACCTAGAATATAAGCTTTGT